GCAGTTGCGGTGGAGCGCCGCTCTCCGTCCTTAAGCAGTATATCGAATCCCAAAGAACTCCCAACTAAAGGCAAACTTGCCAAGCTAGGGGCGCCTTATATCCTCCCCCCTGAAGGGAGAAGTTTTACGGCGCGCTTGATAAAGAAAGGGGATCCGCAAACATTTGCCTGCAGATCCCCTTCGTTTTTTGCTGTGTCTGGCAAAAGTAGCCAGCACAAGAAAAGTGATGCCGTCTTTCCGGCACTAGTCCATATTCTGGCCCCTGCGCTCCCACAGACGCATTTCCTGCATCTTCTTGCGGCGCATGCGAACAAGACCCTTGGCGGTGAGGGAGACGTCCTTCTTCAGGCCCCACTTGGCCTTGTATTCCCTGGCGGTCAGGCCATGGGTCTTCAGATGACGGATGGTCATCACCTTGAACTTCTTGCCGCATTCAAGGCAGGTCACATAGGATTCGCCAATGGAACGCTTGGGATCCACAACAGGAGCAGTCGTGCTGCCATCGCCCTCGATTGTGGCTTCAAGAGCATGGGCAACTTCGGACACGTAGCTTGCAACCTCGGCTGCAGTCATGGGACGGACACCCGCCTGTGCACGGGCAATTTCCAGAGCCTGCTGCATGATATCCTGATTTGGCATAATAGCACTCCTTTTACGGTTGGAAGGTTATGAAGAAAAATTGCTGGCGAATAGTGTCACATGCCTTACATACTGTCAAGGAGCATTTTCTTTATCCCTGTTTTGCAGCCTCGGTCAGTCCAAGGAAAATGCATGGAACGAGAAGAAGCAAGAACTTCAAGAAGAGTGAAAAAGCACTCTCAAGAAGACAGGTTCAAGCTTTGCCAAGTTCGCTCAGTTTTTTTTCGGAGTGCAGGGAAAAATGTGCAGAAAAGCCTGTCTTTTTCAATGGCAAGCCCTGTATTGCAATTGTCGCATTCCGTTCAATGTGTAGTATATATGTGGCAGGGACCAAGGAAAGATCGCGCCAGAATCTTGCCTCGCAAATGGAAGGGCTTTCCTAGACATTTTTCCAAGCAGGTGTCAAGAGATCCCAAGGAACTTACTTGGAATTCACAGGGTGGGAAAGGCCCGGCGCAAAGGCAGTTGCCTCGAAGATATGGGAGCCATCCACATGATTTGCGCGATCCGAGCCTGTGAGAATGAGCATCTTCCGGGAGCCTGGCTTGATGGCCATGCAGGTTGTGCGAATGTGGCGCTCCTTTTCGCGGCCTGGCAGGAGCACCTGGCCTATGGGAATGCCGTACTTGTTGAGGCAAAGGACGCGTCCCTGGCGCACAATGCCGATGTAGAGGTTGCCGTCGCTGTCCACGCGCATGGAGTCGGGCCCTGGGCCAGTGAAATAATAGGCCACAAAGCTTCCCGTGGGCAGTGCCCTTGTGGGGCTTGCCAGCATGACAAGATGCAGGACGTTGCGGGCGAATTCCGTGACGTAGAGTGTCTTTCCGTCCGGCGAGAGGGCCACGCCGTTGGCCTTGGCGAGATGGGGAATGACAGGCGTTATGGCCTTGTAGTCGGGGCTTGCGTAGAAGGCGCCGCCAAGGGGCTCTGTGGCAGAACCCCTGAAGTCCGTGAAGTAGAAGCCGCCGTTCTTGTCAAAGCACAGATCGTTCGGGCGATAGCCAAGGGTAGGCGAGAGAATGGTCTCAAGTTTTCCGCTTGCAAGATCAAGGGCAAAGATGCCGCCTTCATCCTTGCCGCTTTTGTTGGCAACGACAAAGAGTCGTCCGTCCCTGTGAAAGGCAAGGCCGCTGGGCGCATAGCCATCCTGCATGGCGTAGACTTCGGAGAGCTTTTTGTCCGCCCCAAGGCGCATGATGCGCTTGCCTGTCACATCGCAAAAGAGCAGGGAGCCATCCCTGTCAAAGACTGCGGCCTCAAGTATGCGGTTGTCGGTAGAAACGTCAAAGTAGAGCTTGCCCTTCTCGGTGACGAGATTCCTCTCTGCTGGAGGTATGGGCAGGGGACCGCGCACCTCGTCCGTGTACTCAAGGGCAGATGCCGGGGCAAGGAAGGGGAAATGGAAGGCAAGGGCGAAGACAAGGCAGAAAAGAACGCGCCCTGCGTGTCGAAGAGTCTGTTTCATATGTGGTATTCGGCGCTATTGCCTTGCATGTGCACGGGGATTTGCGCCGCCTCCTTGTTTAAGGATCGCCTGGACTGGTTGTGTATCCGATCGGAAAACGTAAAGCAAGGATTGAACAGGGGAAAATGCTTGCAAATTTGAAAATATATCCTGCTTTTCTCGGGCCATGACAATGTATTTGTCAAAATATTACCTTTTTATGTCAGGAAATTTCCAAAATATATCAGAGTATGACACAAAAATAGCATTGGCTGTTTGTTTGAGTACAGCCTGTTTTTCCCGATATCATGAAAACCACGAGGGAGAGGAGGCTGCGGGGCAGGACTGGGTGGAAAAAAGCCCCTGGGCTTGCGCTGGCAAAACCCTTGCGCTCTGAACCCTTGCGTCCTGACCCCTTGCCCTTTGCGGGCTTTCCTGCCTTTTTGCGAGGTTTGCCCTTGCAGCCCTTGCCTCGGCGTCCAGGAAGGCCACTGCATCGGAACTTCCCTGTACGGCTGTGAGGGCAGCGCGGCGAACGATCTCGTCCCTGGCGTCTCCTGGAACGTCCCTGATGAGGCTTCCGTGGCCGTGCACTGCGGCAGAACAAATCTCCCTGTCGCGCCTGAACCTGTCCGGCACGTGACGATAGGCCCAGGGAAAGTTTTGCACAGCCTGTATGCACATGTCGCGCGTCTTCCAGGCATCCGGAACAAAGATGAGGGCGCTTCCGCTTGTGCGCATGGGCGATGTTTTTAAGCTATCTATCTGTGATTATTTGTTTTCTTGCTTAGATCCCGCACCAAGTTGCACCAATGGATTTGCTTGTGCTGCCCGGCGCTGTTGTGCGGCTGCCACGACGCTGGCGTAGACCGACGCAGTGATACCTGCATTGGCGTGCCCGAGCTGCTTTGAGACACCGGGAAGATCTGCGCCTGCGGCAAGTGCCATGGATGCGACAAGGTGTCGCATGGCATAGGGCGCTATCTTGACTCCCACCTTGACACAAACTTCTCGCCAACGCCTTTTGAAACTCGGGTAATTTAGCTGTGCTGTACTCTTGCCATGGCAGACATATTTGCGGCCAACAGCCTTGTCTGTCTGATACCTTTCCCATGCTTCTGTCAGGTAGGATTCCGGCGGATACACAGTCTTGTCACGGTCTACCTTGGACATGTAAACCTTCACCGAACGGGTGTCCCAATCGAAAGCGGACCATTCCAGATTTACAAGCTCCTTGCCCGGCCTGAGACAGAGGGCCATACAGGTACGGCATGCCCACTGCATATAATCTGGAAGAGTTGTGTACACTGCCTGGAAATCCCTGAAACTACCGTTCTTGTGGCGTACCTTGTCTTTGACTTTTACCCTGTACTTTCTCCAGGGGTCGAAAGGAATGAGGTCTTCAGACTCTGCCCAAGAGAGTACAGATTTCAAACAGCTGATATTTTCGTTGACGGTTATCCCTTTCTGGCCTCGCTCTAAAAGGCGAAACTTGAAGTTTTCCAAGTCACGCCTGTTCAGCTCAGTGCAGAATTTGTCAGCAAGAAACTCGGCAGGCCCTTCGGTGTGCTTGCCGTCCCGCTTTCTATCGTAGCCATTGACTAGAAAGGAATAGATTTGTTTCCTGCGATCACAAAGATCATGAGTGCGGACATAGTCCACAACCGCAGCCCCTAATGTCAGCCGGGTTTCTTTTTGCCTGTCATACTGATTTTCGTCGTCAAACCTCCTTGCGTCTTCTTCGGTCTGAAAAGCGGCTTGCCGCCACTTGCCTGATACTATATCCTTGTACTTGACGATCCATCGGCCGTCATTTCTTTGACTCACACTCATACGGATTTCCCTGTAAGTATGAGCCGCTCCCGTGTCTTGCGCTTTAGCATGGCACGGGGGCTTTTTCTACTGCCTGTGTCGCCTGGGGTTTTGCTCAACAGTTCTGCCCGGCGCAGGTCGAGAGCTGCCAGCTTCTTGGCAAGGACAAGGATCTTCTCTTCTAACAGTTTGAGTTCTGTTTGCTTATTGCTGTCTTCTGTCATTGTGTCACCTCGCCTTGCTGGACAATGAGAACCAGAGCGTCGGAGGAGGAGAGAAAAAATTTGCATGCCCTGCGCACAGTCATGGTACAGCGTCTCTTGCACTCATTCTTTTGCCAGTGGGCGCATGCCTCGCAAGTGACCGTGTAGGACAGCCACACGGAGCTGACGCCGAAATCTTTCAGCAGCTGGCCCATGAGAGCGCATAGGGCGGTCTGATTGAGAGGAGGGCGCAGGCCGTACAGGTCACATGCGTAGCGCAAGAGCATGTCATTGGTCATCGCTTGTCCTGTTCCTTGTAGGCAAGTTTGCATTCATGGACGCAGCGCTTGTGCGCATCCCGTGCGCCTGCCTCGTTGTCTGCGTAGAGCCTGCGCACAGGGGCAACGGAACTGGCAGCCGTGCGGGGTAGGTAGATGGAGCTTGTCCAGCTGTCTGCCTTGTGCCGGACGGTGACGATCTCAAACTCGCCCACGGTGTCCCGCCACCTGACTTCATCGTGCATTCTCATCGCAGGTCCTCCGGCAAGATGAAGACAGACACGTGCCAGCAATGTTCCCTTGCGTGGTATGCGCCACCCAACCGACAGGGCTCCCCGAACAGTTTGCGACAGCTCGGATTACAAAGCTTGTCCTTCATGCCGTGTTTTTCTGCCCACTCCCAGGGACACAAGCCACCTGCCAGCCGTGCCATTTCATCGCACAGGGCAGACTTTTGTTTTTCCAGTTCTCGCACCTGTCTTTGCAGGGCAAACATTTTGTCTTCCATGTTTCCCTCCGGGGACCCGACCCCTGCGTTGCGGAGCAGCCGGTTACTGGGATGCAGGGGCCGGGTGATTTGTGTCTACTTGCTGTTTGCTGCCTCACGCAAGGCTTTGCCGGGCGTAAAGCGGACAACCTTGCAGGCGGGGATGTCTATTTCTTCCCCTGTCTGTGGGTTTCGTCCTTTGTGGGCGGGGCGGTCTACTACCTTGAATGTACCCAGTTCCATACTGATTGTCTTTTCGTCCTTGACTGCGGCAAGGATGGCCTGTGTAAAGCCTTTCAGAAATTTCCTTGTCTCTTCCGGCTTGACGCCCATATTATTGGCAATCTTGTAAATCAACTCTCTTTGAATCATGTGCTTCTCCTTCCCCTGTCAGGGTGTAGTCAATGAATGCTTCTATGAATGCTTGCGCCTGGGGGACGCAGAGAGCGTTGCCATAACCGCGCAGTTGCTCCACTGTGCCGGGTATCCCATGAGCCACCGGCAAAAATCCGGATTCAAGCGGACTTGGGAAAGGGCGTGCGATAGGTCTTCCATACCGCGGATCGTGTCCAGGAGTTGCGAGCCAACACGCAGCATCCCAAAATGTGCGAACACTACGGTCGATACCTGATCCAGTCTCGGCTTGCCGTCCTGTCGGAGTGCCTGCATGTAGGGCACATCCTTCCCCATCCGTGCCGTTGGCGTCGGCCATCCTTTCAACGTGAAAATCTTGTCCAGTCCGTCCGGATGCAAGGTCTGCAACCCAGTACAGCCTTTGTCTAATGTGCGGCGCGCCCGCGCTTGCTGCACAGGTAACAACCGCCCCGACGGCGTAGCCATCTGCTTCCAGGTTGTCGCATACAAGATCCAACCAGTGGAGCCCGTCACTGGATGCAACCTGCTCGCCAAAGACCGTGTGAGGGCGGCACTGGCTAATGAGCCTGCGGAACTCAGGCCAAAGGTGTCGGCTGTCTGCAAAGCCTCGGCGCTTGCCTGCTGCACTGAAGGGCTGGCAGGGGCAAGAGCCGGTCCAGACGGGCCTTTCATCGGGCCATCCTGCTTGTCGCAGAGCGAGGGACCATCCACCAAGGCCTGCGAAGAAATGACACTGGGTAAACCCGGCAAGGTCGGCAGGTTGGACATCTGCGATACTCCTTTCATCCACTTCTCCCGGAGCGATGCAGCCGGCTTTGATTAGCTCCCGTAACCATGCCGCGGCAAAGGGGTCAATCTCATTGTAGTAGGCTGCCATGACATTAGCGGCGTGGCATTGCCCACCATGTGCGCATCCAATCCGGATCGGTGGCGTAGAAGTTGTTTCCGTCCACATCTGCGGAATTGTACCTGTCCAAGTAGGAGGTTGTCCTTGTCAGTGTCCGGTTTAAGAAGCCGTAGAAGGCAGACAAGTCGGGCGCTCCCGGCTGTCCGGACAAGGCGGCTTCTGCCGGTCCTTCCCAGAGCACTTCACCCCATGCGTCCGGACGTGGGCAACCGATGCCCAGGGTGGGCACGTCCTTCAGCTTCTTCACCTTCACAAGGTACAAGCGCTGATCTTGGCTGTCCCATATGTTCAGCGCCGCTATGTCGCCAAACATTGCCTTTTGGACGGTCCCGCACTCTGTCTGGTAGCCCTTGTCCTGATAGGCAATGACAGGGGCAAGGCCGCCGTCTTCGCGGAACACAAGCAGCCTGTAGCCTGTGTTGCTCATTGCGCTCCCGTTCAAAACTCTCATGTTTGCCTCTACAAATAGTCCTTTGCATCGTATTCCGCTTCTGTGCCCTCTGGAGCTTCCTCGCCTTCGACAGTGAAGGAAATCATGTCACCCAATTGGCCGTAGAACAGCTCTGTTGCTGCGTCCTTGGCTTCCTCTGGGCTGTCCGCCTTGATGCGGTAGCCCTGTTCAATCAGAGGGTCGGGGAGTACTGTCACGTTGTAGACTGGCATTGCTCTGGCTCCTATTGCGTATTCCTGGGCTGTGGAACTTCTATCGTTGTAGACTTCTCTTGCGGCTCGCATTGCATTGGCTGCGGGCCGTTGGGTGTCCGCTCCCACATCTGTGTCAGGCCGCCTGCATTGTAGTAGGTGCTGCGGTAAAGCAGGTACTGATACCCGTTGATACATATCAAATCAAAATCTCTGTCACCTCTTATGGGACGGGTGTACAGCTCCCGTTGATCACTGCCCCCGTTGCAGCCCGTGACAAGCAAAGCCATGACTGCCAAGAGTAGAATTGCTTTGCGCATTATTGGTCCTTGTCCTGCGTGGTAACACTCTTCGGTTCCGGTTGTTTGTTCCAGGCTACAAGAGCGGCGGGGATGGTCTTTTCAGAGAGCCCAACATGTTGGCAGCTCGCGCAACATACGAAGTATCCGCAAGGTCCTTTTAAAACAGTGAGGTAATCATCCTCTTCCCCTGTGTTTCCGCAGGAAGGACACTTCTTGGGAGGAATATTCTTTTTATACCATTCGTTTATTGAATTATTCCAAGCATCTGCAGGTTCATCATTAAAATCATAGTCAAAATTAAATCCGCAATTTGAACAAATTGTTTTGCATGTATCGCCTGGTTGCCATTCATAAGTCGTCGGCGTCTCCCCACAGATAGGGCAGGGGAGAATAAAAGGAAATTTCATCGTCATACCTCTCTGCGTGGTGACGTATGCGCAGCCCACGGGAGGGGGAAGTTACTTGCTTATGGGCAAAAGCTGTGCTGTGAAGCGTCCATAGCTTCCCGGAGTGGGACCACCGGGGCGCCAGTCACCCAAGCCGACCATCTTGCCAGACAGATCCAGGATGCGCTGCAACACCTCTTGCGTCAGGCCGGACTCCTCTTCATCGAAAACCGTCAATGTGCCCTTTGCTGTCCAATTGCGGAACAGTGGACGGACTCTGACATGCTTTGCCTTGCCGACACGGGCACGCTTCACGAACAGCTCAAAGCCATGCTTTTCGGCAAACTCCATATGCTCCTCGAAATTGTTGTTGCCGTTCATGGTCTTGATATCTTCCCACATGACTTCCTGCCCATTGGTGAAGAGCTGGAACTGGATCACGTCCAGGTTCAATCCGTACTGAGTCTGCTTCTTGAAGGTCTCTGTCTTGCGCCCCGTCTTCAGCTTTGCGCCACCCTCGCGCAGCATGCTCATCACACAGTCGGCATCAATGCCCACGGTCTTCTTGTCTGTGTACAGGCATCCAATCCACGTCCAGGCGGGGGAGCGGTCATCGCCGGCCTGTGACAGTTCCTTGTTTTCGGGAGCCTTCTGCCACTTCTTGACCACTTCGGAAAATTCCAGGTTATCCCTGTGGAGAAGAAGAGGGGATTCGCCAGTCAGAATGATTTCATATTGCTTTGCTTCTGCCATGATTAGATCTCCTTGTGTCCATGTGTTTACAGTTCGGGAAGAATGGGCGGCCTCTTGGCTGCATTGGTCACAGCAATCAGGCCTGCGTTCTTCTGGAGTTTTGTCATTGTTTCCCGCTCGGTCGAATCGAGTTTTGCAGTGTCGATTTTGGTGGTGATCGTCACTGCCTTTGCCATCATCTTTGTGGCAGTATTGTATTTGCCCACTGCCATATCGAGCTTGTTCCGGTCGTTCGCGACCATGAAACCCGTTCCCGCGAGCGTTTTCAGGACGATATTGGTTGTTTGCTCCAACGTCTTGCGCCACGCTGCCGTCACAGTCTTGAAGCGGGAAGAGCGGACATGCACGCCGATTGCCTGTGCTACGTCAACATATGTGAGGACCTGCCCTTCCTGCATGCTTTGCACCGGGAAGGTCTCCAAGAGTTTCTTCACGTCTGGAGCGGTAGGAACACCGTTCCGAAAGACTGATACATCTGCCATGTAGTTACTCCTTGTTTATCCATGTTCCACGCCATACCTTGCCAGGCGGTACCACACCCGACCGGGCCTAATCACACCCCGCCAAATTCCGAGCCCAGCTTTGCCTGAGCCAACCACGCGTTACCACGTTCCTTGCCGCAGCCAACCATGCCGGACCCAACAGTGCCTGACCAAACCGTGCCCGGCCGAGCCCCACCGTACCAGGCCGTACAGCACCATGACTTGCCATGTTCCCTGCCTAGCCTCGCCGGGCCAGGACGTACCTTGCCCGACCTCACCACACAGCGCCACGTTCCATGCCACGGCCTACCATGCCAGACCTAAACGAGCCGAGCCGAAGCCAACCGGGAACATATCGTTGTCATCATGCTCCTCGTCTTTGTGTCTGCATACCTAGATCCTTGCCCCACCTCGCCAGACCATACCGGGGCCCGCCCTGCCTTGTTCCCTGCCCAGCCCCGTCTAGACTCACCTTGCACAGCCGGGACTTGCCACGATCCGCGCCGTACCGGGCCGAGCCAAGCCTAAGCCCGCCAGACCCTACCGAAACGCGCCTGACCATGCCGTGGTCCTCGCAAGCTATTCCCGTGCTTCTCCCAGCTCCAAGGTGTAGCCGGAGATTGTTTCAGCCAACACCTTTTCGCCGTTGCTGATTGCCCAGCGGGTAGCCCTCAGCAAGAACTCTCTGGCAACGGTTGCGGTTTCGGGATATGCCTTTGCTTCAAGAAACAGGAAGTGCGCACGTTCCTTGATAAAATTTGCAGTTGCATTTATCTGTCTCATATCCTATTCTCCTTTCATCACGTTTAGTTGCTCGACTCCCCTTTTCGGAACCATTTTGGGGAGTCGGGCTTCTTTTTTTATGCTGTTTCCGGTTCGGGTTCCGCGTAGAACGGCATGGGGTCCAAAAGGTCCGCAAAGTGCCACTGTGGGCAGCCCTTGCCCCACTTTTTGATCCAACGCTTGTGCTTCACGCAGTAGGCTTTCAGACCGAAAAATCTCAGTTCCCAGCACGTCCCACACGTCTGTCTTGTCTGGACATAGGGACTGTGCCAGCAATGCCCGGCGTACTCGCACATTCGGCATTCAGGGCTGTCTTCCCTGAAAGCTCTGTCCGGTGCCTCGTTGGAGCCAATGATTTGGGTTGCCCTGGCTTCCAGCTCCCGGAACGCTTGCGGGTTGAAGTAGACGCGTTCCGTGTAGATCTCGCAGTTGTTCTTGTTCATGCAGACGAACAATGCCCTTTCGAGCCCTGCATATCCCATGTAGCACTGCACTTGGGCTGCGTAGGTGGGAGCTACCTGGCAAATGGTCCCTGTCTGGAAAGCCTTGAAGCGTGTTGCGCTGGCTGACTTGATTTCGAGGATGTGCGGCCTCTGTGTAACACCGTGAATAATGCCGTCACAGTGGCCCCCGAACAGTCCATTGAGGGCGCTAAACTCTGTTTGCTGGCCCTCCACCTGATACCCTGCCAGTTGGAGCCAGCGCAGTACCTCCTGCTCCACTGCGTTGCCGAGGCTGAAAATCATCTCCACACGTCCCGCCTGAGTCATGGGGGAGTATTGGCGGAACCCGTACCAAATCTTGCGGGCGCATGGGTGGCCTATGCCGGACATGCCAAGGTAGTCACGGGCCGACTCGTTGTGCAGCGCCCGGCTGGCTGCCTCGTACATGGCGCTTGCCACTGCATCGATTTGCAAGGTGTCCTGACTCATGGCTTTGCCTCTTTGTTATGCGGGGACAGGTAAACACCTCCAGCCTGTCCCCGCAACCCTTGGGGGAGGTAGGGATTAATTTGACGGCCTAGAAAGGCGTGTCATCAATGCTGCCCTTCTCCGGTGTGGGGAAGGTAGCTTCCTGCGGCTGTGGCCCCTGCTGCATGTCCTGTGCGTACTCACTGGGCTGTACATTCTGTGCTTGTGTCTGTGCTGCCTGCGGGGCAGGGCGCTGGGGAGCTTGTGCGGGCTGTGGTCTTGCCGGTGCAGAAGCAGCTTGTGCGGGGCGTGGTGCCTGTGCTGGTTGCGGAGCCTGTGCCGGCTGCGGGGCTTGTGCTGCCTGCATGGGCTGTCCCTGCGCATAGGTTCCCTGTTGCATGGGAGGATTCAGCGGAAAGTAGGCTGACACAACGTTTCCCAGCTCGCTTGTCAGCTCTTTTGTTTCCCTGTCACGCACCTGGCGTTGCTTGATACCTGCCAGAAATTCCTTGCCGGGAAGCTCTGAAATCTTGCCGCCAACGTTTGGGTTCAGGCCAATGGCGTGCCTGAGAGCCTTGAAACGCTGCTTTGCGTATTCCGGGTTGTCTGCCCACAAGAAGAAGGACTCGTATACCTGGCAACCTCTGTATTGCCCTTCCGTGATCACATAGGTCACATTCAGATACGGCTTCTTTGCTCCCTGCTTTCTTTCTGCGTTCTTGATGCACACGGGATATTCGCCGTTGGGAAGAAGCGTTGTCCCGGTGTATTCCTCGGTCTGGGAGAGGTCCATACCGATGTCATCGTAGTCGTCTCCACCACCATATCCACCACCATATCCGCCGTAACTGCCACCACCGTAGCTGTTGCCTGCATAACCACCGTTGTTCACGTATCCGCCACCATAACCGTTGTTGTACATGTGAGTTCTCCACAAAATAGAGTTTAGCTGAGTATCTTGTTTCTGATTGCCAACAAGCTGGGATACTCAGTTTCAGCCAGCTTGCCGCTTCTGTCCTTTGCCAATCCGACTGGGTTCCTTGTGTTGAACACCAGGACTTCCTGCATCATGGGTGCTTCGGGGTTGCCCATGTTCAAAGTAATGCGATCCATCACAAACACCTCGTCAAAGTAGCTTGTGAGGCGACCTTTCAGCTTGGCTCCCGAAATGTCTGGAGCCGGAAAAATCCTTCCAGTTGCCTTGTCCTTGTCTGTTGTAATCAGACATGTGAACACCACATTGACACGTGGCAAATCACGAAATGCCTTCACAAGGTCCGTCATTTGCTGCGAGTATTCACCCCACATTTTCAGGGTATCGGAACTTGACGGAAATTTTCTCTGCAAGTCTTCAGCGACCCTTGAAGCGATTTCCGTGAGACTGTCGATAAATACCCACTGATAACCAGCCTGATAAAAATTGGGGGATTGGCAGTAGCGCAGGGCTTCCTGAAAGTCTGCCAGGCTGCGGACCTCGAAGCCTTCGACCTGTCCGCTTGCCACAAGATCCCTGACACACAAGAGGCCGCTTTCTGCCGACAAAACCAGGACTTTTTCAGGCTGGAAACCCGACTGGACCCATTGGCCTCCCTGAAAGTCCTGCCCAAGCAAGCACCTGATTTGAGAGGTCTTGCCGATACCGGCAGGGCCAATTAGAAGGGCGCATATCCTGTCAGCCGACTGGGCTGTTATGCGTTGAAGTGCCATCAGTTTCCCTCCAAAAACTGCTTGTGCTTTGTCATTGCTTCCTCAAGAGAAGTAGACCAAACCTGATGTACCGGGTTGCCCCATGCCTTCAGGGAGTTATTCTTGACGGCAATGGTTTCAAAGTTGTCTGGGGCAAGCTGGCACGTTGAAACGATTGTGCCGTCTGCCTTGTTCTCCTTGACAATCAAATGAGGGTATTCCATGATTTGACCTCACCTTTTGTTACTTGCCGCCCTGATTCCGTACACCTCTCAGGGCGGCGTTTTTGTTTGCTACGCTTCTGCCTCTATGTGTTCGAACGTCACGGTGGGGGCGCCGGGCTTAACCATCCGGGCGGCGCTAATGAGCGCCCTGTATTCGTCCGGGGTAGCCGGGTCCATCATGTAGGTGTTCAGATCCTTGGCCGACTTGGGCTTGTATTCGTAGTCAAACGCCTTCTGAAATTCCTTGACCCCCATTTCGTTGACCGCTTTGCGCAGGGCCTTTTGATCCCAGCTCACGGTTTCCCTGAGTTGAACCTTGACGGCGTAGCCATTGGCTGCCATGTGGGCGGTCTTGCCGTTGACGGGGAAGGTGGCGGCTGCAAGAAGCTTGGCATTGATTGCTGCCAACCTTTCCTTGTCCTGCGCCATACGTTCCTTGATTGCGTAGCCTTCCCTGAGAAGGTCTGAAATCTCGTTTGTCATGTTACACCTCCAATATGTCAAAATTTGGTCCCTGCCCCGATAACCTTTCCAACCTCAATGTATTTTTATTGAGCGGGGCAGGGTGATTTCTATCCCCAAGAGGGGCAGACGAAAGAGCTGCCGCCTACTTCGATGAAATACGGGTAAACATACCCGTTCCGATAAATGACTCTGCGCCCGTCCATCCTGACCACATCGTGATCCTCGCTGCCTTCCAGGGCCTCAAGGATCTCTTGGCACACGCCCACCCAAGACGTGTGCAAGAAGGGGCGCTGTTCCGGGGCAACCAGTTCCTTGATGCTGATTGCCTCGTTCAAAGTCAGAGGGTTCTGCCTTCTCATGGCTGCCTCCCTAGAAGCAGATTTCGGGGCGTATCTTCACCTCATCCGCATTCTCTATCGTGAAGAAATTGCGGGGGTTGCAGTACCTGTCATAATCGGTATCTGATGCGCACTGCCATTCCATGAATATTTCAGGAAAGCGCCTTTCAAGCTCTTCTTCGATACGGAGCATTTCATGGTGTAGTTCCATGCGCTCCAAAAGGTGATCATGAAAGGTCTTCCACAACTGACACAAGGTTGACGTTGCCCTCGTGCGTACAAACTCATTGGCCTGCTTCTCGACTGAACACATTTCCTTCTCTCCCCATTGGTCCCCCACCCGGCTTCTTTCACATCAACTTGGGTTGACGTTCCGGGTGGGGGTAGCACAGAAAGTCCCCACTCCCTGCGCTTTGATTTTTCCTTGACGGGCAAGCCCCTTTGTGAGAGCTTGCCCTTACCTCTTTTTTGACGTTGGCCCTATGTGCTTGTTGACCGCTTGCACATGGGGCCTTTTCTATTCTTGATACTCGATTTCGTCCCCAGAGAAGGGCACGAAGTAGCCTTCAAGCGGCCCCTCTTGATAGACCCAGTAGGGATCGTGATCCTCAAGGGTCTCGCAGTCAGGGCAGACATAGCGGCGGGCCTTGAAACCCCACGCCGTGCGCTTGACCTCATCCGTGCGTACCATCGGCTCACCGCACCCAGGGCAGACACCCTTATAGGGTTCGTCCAGTCCATCGGCCCCCAGGCGGGCATAGATTTCTTCTGCATCGAGATTGAGCCTTTGCAGGGCACTCAAGCGCCCTGTGTCCTGCATGGCGTCAAAGCGCAATTCTTCCAAAAGCGATGCGTGTGACATTTTCCTACTCCCCGCAAGCGGCCAAGGTGGCCTTGAAGTCTGCCAAGAACTTGGCTTCGGCCTTGTAGTCGGTCTCAAGGTTTTCGAGCTGGTGGGCAAGGGCGAAAATCTTTTCAGCGCCCTCACGCTCGGCAACGGCCTTGGCAAGCTGCTGGTAGACGGCTTCCACGTCTACCGACATGTCAGCCAGCTTGGCCTCTTCCTCGACCACGAAAGCGGCCTCGTATTTGTTGCGAAAATCAGAGAAGAACCGGCTGCCCTGTGCCAGGTAGCCCTTGGCTGCCTTTTCTGGGCCCTCGAATTCCTCTTGCCCTTCACGGGTGAAGCCAGCCAGCTCCATCGTGCGGGCGAAGTCGGCCACGTCCTTGTTCTCAAGGTTCAGCCCAGTCAGGGCTGCGAACCTTTCAGCGTCCTCAAAATAAGCAGTGTTAATGTTCAACATGGGTTTCACCTCCATAAAACCCTAGATTTACTACCTACCAAGATCACTATCTGGAACTACAAAACCATCATTCTCTCCAGCATTATATACCCATACACTACCAAGAAGTCGTTCTTCTTCTCCACAGTCTTGGCATATCCATCGGGCCATTGCCTCTCCGCTCACACTGGTGCCGTGGTCTATGACCTCCATCTCGGCCCCGCAGTAGGGGCAGGCACCTGTGAAGAGTTCGAGGTCGTCGACCTCCTCCCAATCTTCTTCCGCTAAACCCAAATCCACCAGCATCCCCTCACCTCCTTGGGTTGTGGGCTCCGGCCCTGTGCCGGTTCCCGTTTGCTGTTGAAAAACTATTAGCACTTGCTAATTTCTCTGGCAAGAGAAAAATTTGCATTCTCTAATATTTTTCCGTAGAAAATTTTTTGCCACCCCACCGCCCCCACCCGGAGCCTGGTGACTAGGCAACAAAAAAGCCCCACCAGGGGAGAGGGTGGGGCAGGTCACACTATATAGGAGAAATACAAATGCCTTTGAGATTATATGTGCTTGCAGTACTCGCTAGTCTGCAGCCTTTTCTGAATGACGGTGCCGAAGTTTTTTTTAGGTTATCTGTAGTACATGGTCTGGACGGAGATGTTTATACGCAAGAAGGCGAAGAAAACCTCAAATTTAGCGTCTATTTTGATAGGGAGAAGGTTTTAGAACTCGTGGATCAATATAAGGCAGGCCTCCAAGCATCTCCTTGCCAATCGGAACAGTAGGCCACACTACAGGAACATCAAAACTGACCCTTGAGACGTGTGTTTCCTTGTCGGTGGTGTGATTCTCATTGCTACCATCGAGGCCGGCATGAGCACAAAAAATCTTGAGTCCTGCTCCGTGTTTGGATGTGTTCCCGCTCTTAGATTCGTCAATCACTTCAAGAGCCACGTCAAAGCGCACCCTCGATACACCAGTGGCATCGCCGCCGTGTGCAGTTGCTGTTCCTTTGGCCGTCAACATTGGTGACACGTATGCACCAAGTTCCTTTGTCTTGTCCTGGGCGTCTTTGATTCCCTCGCATATCTGTACCAAGGTATCGGAAACAAATTCTTTCAAATCCATAGAAGTACCTCTAAAAGCCCCACCGGAGTGGGGCAGTATCCTGGACATCGAAGTCTACTTCTTTCGCTGTTCGTCCATTGCCAGCGGGGGCCTAGGAGGTGGGGGAGGAGCCGATGAAGATAACCGAAGCACTATATCAAAAGCCCGCCTCCACGTGTCATGCTGCGTGGGGCGGGCTTTCTCTTAGCTACTTCTTGGCTGGGGAAGCTTCGTCATATTTTACGACTGTGGCCCGTATGCGGTCAGCATAGGGCAAGATGTCTTCCAGTTTTTCGATTTCCACCCTGTCATCGTTGTTGTCACCATCAAAGAGGCCAATCTTCCAAGGCTTCTCATTGAAGTGCATGCGCAGGAGCGGTTTGCGCCGAGTGTCCAGGACAATATTGCAGTAGGCTTGCCAGTCCTGCATCTTGACGCGATCCAGGTCCACCACACCCATCAGTATGGATTTGACCAGGTAGTAGCCCTCTTTCTCTTCCTCCGTGGTAACGACACCGCCTTTGGCAGGCTGCGCAGGCTGTTCCTGTGTGGCAGGTGGGGTAGATGCCGCAGGCTCCGCTGCCTCCGGCTGCAGCATCGCATTCTTCAATCTGGCATTGATCCTGTCGTTGATGAATTGGTCGATTGCTGCCAGCAGGACCGGGGTGAAGCGTTCCCGGACTTTCTGGGTAATTTGGCCGTCATACGCCTGGCTGATGAAGAAGCGCACAAAATCATCATGTGGCTTCTCAAGCTGCTCCCCAAGAATGCGCCGGAACTCTCTATTGTACTTGAGTTCATTGGCAGCACTCAGGCAAGCCTCCTTGTCAAAGCGTCCTTTTGCCAATTTGCGCAGCTCAGGCACAAGAGTTTCATCCATGTCAGACAGGGTGAAGTCCATGTATGGCTTGGAATCCATTTTGTTGGCTGCGTCCAGGTCAGAAAAGAACATGTACCTGTTGCCATCAGTCAGGACAGCGATAGGGGCGTCGGTCCCATGGAAATAGAGCTGCAGCTGATTGCACTGCCTGCTATCAAGTGCAGCACCGAAGGCTTTGCATTCAATGAGTATGATAGGATTCCCCTCTGACAAGATGGCATAGTCAACACGGGCATCCTTGTATTCGCCAATAGGAGCAGAAAATTCCGGCACCACTTCTGCAGGGTTGAATACATCGTATCCAAGAGCTGCAATGAAAGGCATGACAAGTGCGTTCTTTGTTGCCTCTTCCGTAGCCAATGCTTCGCCTATCGTTTTCACCTTCTTGGAAAGCTCGGCAATGCGTTCCGCAAAATCCATAATCCCTCCCTTCCTGTTCAATCGCGGCCTCCAATAAGGCCAAAATCTTCCCTACCTGGGGCGGATGATCCAAATACAGCACCGGCCCACACGTTGAACATCAATGAGTTCAAAGAACTGGGTCCAGTCTATGCGCTCCGCCTCTTTTCAACTGGCATGGAAAAGCCACCATTTCCCTGGGCACGCACGGCCTCTATGTGGCCTTCCCATTTGTGCTTGTAGACCTCAAGCGCACGCACTTGAGCTTCAAGTTCTTTCACCTGGGCCTCCAACTCCACGACACGCTGTGAAGCTCCTTCTAGTTGTCCATGAGTCGGGGGTTGCGTGCTCCCACCAGCCGGCACGCTGTCACCTGGTATCAGGAGAATACCACCAGCGCGGTCTATCGCTTGGCAGAGGGTATGATTCAAGCCCCTTTTGTTATTCATCCAGCCCCAAAAGGTCACAGGATTCACACCAATTGATGCCGCTGCAGCAGCATTGTTGCCACTATGCTGGGCAATTAATCGGTTGAACAATTCTTTTATTGATTCTTCGATACCCATAACCACTCCACAAAAAAGCAGATATTAGCAATTGTCAACACGAGTTTGCTAATAACAAACTTGCAAACGCTATTAGCATGTGCTAATTGTTTACCCATGACCGATATCACTACTGAAATTTTGGATTTCCTTGACAAGACCGGGTGCTCACAGCGCCGCCTTGCTATGGAGTCCGGCGTACCTGCCTCAACTATTTGCAACCTCATCAAGCGGAAAAGGTTCAACCTCTACGGTTCTTCCCAGGATCGCCTGCGCCTTGCCATGTCTCGCATTGCCAAGGAGTACGGCGTTATCCTGAATCTAGGGCCATCAGGAGGCTGTAATGCCCAAGAAGCAGCCGCAGAGCAGTGAACCTTTCTCGATCCGTCTTCCCGTGCAGCTCTACAACAAGCTGTTTGCTGTCATTGCTGCTACCGGATGCGAGATCACGAGGACGGACCTAATCATCCGTGCTCTTGAAACGTACATAGCCTTGCTTTCCTGCAACCCATCCATGCTTGAAGGGTATGACAAGGCAAAGGATCTGTCAGTCACACAAAACAAATAGCTGTAACACAGAAAGCAGGACACTTTGAGGGAGTTTGATATGGCTAAAGTCAGAGCTACTAGAATTTTTAGACCAGAAGACGCCTTAGAAGAACGTGTGACAGAATCATCTTATGGGCCGATCCGTATTGTGCGCTTCGGTGCTCGTTGGCGTGTATGCGCTATGAATCTTGGCAAGGCAATTGGTCTTGCGGAGTGGGATAACCCATACAAGTGCTTCGAAAATGATCTCTCCGAAAATCGATTGTCGGATTTGTATCAGTTCAAAGGAGAAGCCAAGCCCACAAGTGTGCTTGTCTTTAAGGACGTGTATCGTATCCTCACGAAGAAAGGTGTGCGCTCCACCAGGAAAGAACGGGCTGCTACACTTCTCAAGAAATGGTATTACCCGCTCGAACGTGAGTTGAAACAAGAGCGCAGGGAACGTTACGTGAGGAATACGGAAACACCTGCCCAGACGGAAACGTTGCCCGTGCCCGCACAGACAGCACAAACTGAATCCGTGCAGGCTCTGCCGGAAATCACTCTGACAGTCGAAAATATTGGGGGCCAGACAGGCCCCGCCACGACAAGCCTTAAGGTCGCGGAATATTTCGAGAAAGAACACTTTCATGTTATTCGAGACATCCGTGAAACTATAGCTAAATGCTCAGAATCATTTAACGCATCCAACTTTGGATTGGTTGCATACGCTGATGCCAAAGGTGAAGAACGTTCGATGTACGTGCTTTCCAAGGACGGCTTTCTCATGCTTGCCATGTCCTACACATCTCCCAAGGCCATGCGCATCAAGGAGCGCTACATCGCTGCCTTCAACGCCATGGAGAAGCACATCAAGGAACATGCAGGCTTCGATATGCCCCGCTCTCTTCCAGAAGCTCTGCGTGCCTACGCCGACGAGGTAGAAGCGCACGCACAAACAAAGCTTGCCCTGGTAGAGACAGAACAGCGTGCAGCAAGAGCGGAGGCAGAACGTGACTTTGAAGTAGAGGCCAGGAAACTGGACGCTCCCAAGGTCTTGTTTGCCAAATCTGTGGAAATGGGCGGCGTCAATATGGATGTGGATACGTTTTCAGCGACGTACCATTCTCAGAGCGGTCAACCAATGGGTCGCAACAGAATGTTTGCCTTGTTTGTCCGGCATAATTTGGCAGACTGTGTGGATTGCGGAAACGGCATCACCTACTACAAGCCTAAAGGTGAGGCAAAACAAAAGGGGTGGCTTATACTTGTTCCCGGAACTGTCAAAAAGGGCAACAGGGTGTTTTCCCGTCCCAAGCTCATAGTAACCCCTGTGGGACAGATCCAAATTACATCCCGTTTCCTCAAAGAGCTGGAGAGCATGGGCTTCTACAACTCCAATCTGCGGAACATGTAGGCGTCAAAAGAGAGCAATCACATGGCCGAAAAACGCCAAAAAATAGGCACTTTTTGCTTGAAATTTGGAGCAGGGAAGAGCGCTAAATCTCTAAAAATAGAGCTCTTTCCTGCTACTGAATGGGCTGACGGCTCGAAAGGATATTTTCGCTTGCGCAGGGATGGGGTTTGGGACGATCTCAAGCGCTTTCCCTACAGGTCCAGTAAGGCTGTAGCTCAATATATCGCAAGCCTTGTGCGTGATTGTTTGGACGGCACAACAAGAGCACGGCCACCAAGGCGCGAGGTCCATGCACTGGAGCCATGCTGGGCGGACTGCGGGCCAGAGGATCCCATCCTTCACATGCAGCTTGATTCGTGCTGTGCCCGCATCGTCTCCGAGGACAGTGTGATTGGCGCAGACGGACGCCAATATGTGGTTGTGTCTGCCCCTGAGTTGGGAGGGGTGAGGCTTATGGCTATTGACGAATTGCGCTTCTACGACGGTCGGGAGGCACAGAAATAATGAACTTCGACATCAGACTTTCAACAGACTTCTTCCAACACCCCAAGACCAAACTGCTACAGAAACGGCTTGGGGCGAAGGGTGTCCTGTGCCTGCAAAAGCTCTGGATATGGGCAGCTCAGAACAGGCCCAACGGCGTCTTTGGCGTGCAGTCCTATGAGTACATCGCCATGGCTGCTGATTGGACAGGCAAGAGCCAACTGTTCGTTGACACCCTGCTGGAACTGCATTGGCTCGACTGCGATGAGAGCGGTTCCTACTCCCTACACAATTGGGAGTCACGTCAACCGTATGCAAAGGATGCAAACGAGAGGCGTGCACGTGCTCAAAAGCAGTCGCAAGAGAAGGCTGCGGAAATTTCTGACAAGCGAAGAGATGCCGCAAAACGGCGTTGGGACAAGCAACGAGCCCAAAACAGCGACAATTTGCCCCCTGTCAATAATCCTAGTGACTTAGAATGCAAACCCGATGCAAACGACATGCAAATGCAATGCAAAAGCAGCATGCAAATGGATGCAAACGAAAATTTGCTTGATGCAAATGCAATGCAAAAAAATGCAAACGGATGCTACCATAACCATAACCATAACCAGATCCAAAACCTAGATCATACCCCCCTTATATCCCCCCAAGGGGAGACGCCGGACGCTGACGCGCCGGCGGGTGTGAGTGCGCAGGTGCAAGAAGCAAAGCATGAGGCACAAGAGCAGCCTGCACCCTCTCCGCAACCGGAACCAACCGCAGCCACACCGCAACCCGAACAGCCCACGCTCTCCCCTGAGCAACCGGCGAAGCCGAAGCGCAAGCGCACGGACTACCGCCGCAAGGACTTCGACGAGTGGTTTGGCGAGTACCCAAACCAGACAAGCGAAGATGATGCCTGGAAGGAATGGCAACGCAAAATCAAGCAAGGCAAGCTGCCTGAACAGCCTGTGCTGATGGATGCACTTCAAGAGCACAAGCGTTCAAGACGTTGGCTTGAAGGCTATGTGAAAGACCCGGACAACTATCTGCGAGGGGAGCATTGGAAAGACAAGCTCCCAATGCCTGCGCAACCACAACAGCAATTTTTCTCAGGGCAGCAGCCTCAAGGACAATACGGCACACCGTATCAAACGCCATACAAGCCGGGCAGTATCGAGGACACAATGGCCTACAACATGCAGGTTGCAAACAGAGTGCACATGAACAGAACAGGCCAAAAACTGTTTGAACTGCCCGATGAAAACGCAATGGATGCACAAGTAATCAACACTGAAACACAAGGACTGCCACAGTTTGGAGGGTAGACGATGTTCGCACCGGAAGAAGAACGCTGCATTACACAGGCATTGATTGCGATGGCAATGAATTTCAACGCAAAGATGCCTGACCCACTGATGCAAATGTGGCTCGAAATGCTGTCTGAGTACCCCGCAAAGGAAGTCTTGCAGGCAATCAAGCGTATGATTCGCAAGTACCAATTCAAAACGCTGCCACCCTTTGCCGTGCTTCAGGAAGAAATCGACGGCGACAAGAGCAAACAGGACATGCTCAAGACCATGGCGGAGGCCGAGTGGGGCAACCTGCTTGAAGCAATCCGCTCCAACGGCGTGCGCAATGAACCTCTGCTGTCGGAAACCACGGAGTACGTCCTGCGCACAATGGGCGGCTGGCGTACAGCATGCGGCTGGACAGAGCAGGACCTGACCTGGCGGCACAAGGACTTTCTGGACCTCTGGACCTCTTCCCACGGCAAAACCGAAGTCATGCGCAGAGGAGCCAAGGCCGTAGCCCAGTACAAGATCGACGCGGCTCTTCCTCCCGGTGAACGCCCTCACGCTCTCCCGAAAAGCGGCCACAGGCCGCAAGCCTCTGCGCATGCAGAGGCGACAAGAGCAAGAAGGGGGCCCGCCCGGACCGTCTACCAGCCCGACCACATCGACCATGACCCGGACAGCCTGGACGATGTGTTTGCCGGCACATGCCCTGAGTGCGGTGGCTCCGGCTACATCGACGCATGGCGCCCCGGAGACGGCCACAAGTTTGCCATCCCGTGTGTCTGCAACCGCTCTGATTTCTGCAAAAACATGCAGCACCACACGCGGGACAGCCTCACGCAGCTGGGCTTGCTCCTCTACGACCCCAACAGGCCCACAATGGATGTAAATCCTGCAATGCAAGAGCGCCTGCGCAGCTTCCTCGCAGACCTCGCACAGACCCGACAAGAGCAGGGAGCGGCACAAGCCTAGCGCCCGATTTCTGAAAAACGCTCAAATTTCGATTCTAAGACCACGTTTTGAGTCGGCATGTATGATTTACCATAAATCGCACGCAAAGAGCGTAGAGGGGCCGTCACGCTCGATTTTGAGGCATGTCCACACTACTGACAGATGACACTTTGAGACACGACAGGGAGAATGACCACGATGACCCAGACCGAAGCCCAGCACCTCGAAGCTACCTGCAACGCACTCAGTGACACCTGTCACAGCCTCTACAACGACCTCATGGTACTGGCCTATCAGTGCGGCGGCGCCCACAAGCTCCAACTCCATGAGCGCGAGGTGATGTACGCACTGGACGCAATCAATGGCGGTCTGGAAGTCATTGCCGGTCTTGTCCAGTGCCTCGAAGGCGAAATGCTCAAGGCACGGAAGAAGCGTGAAATGCTCGAAAATGCAAGGAGCATATGCAAACAGTATACAAATGCATGCTCCCATATGCATTTGCATTGCAAAAAGCACAGGAAGCAAAGATGAACCCAGAGGAGCAAATCGCATGACACCCCTTGCGCCTCGTTGCACGCATAAAAAATCCAACACGGCAGGACAAGGCTCCGAATCGCAGGAGCAACAGGCCCTGTTTGCCTGGTGGGCTCTTGCCGGCCCAAAGCTTTGCCCGGACCGTCCCGCGCCCGTCATGTATGCTATCCCGAACGGGGGCAGACGTGACGCAATCACCGGCGCAAGACTCAAGGCTGAAGGTGTCCTTGCCGGTGTGCCCGACATTTTTTTGGCCGTCCCTGCCCACGGCTACGCCGGTCTGTATATCGAGCTCAAGCGACGCAACGGTGGCCGCGTGTCACCTGCGCAAAAGCTAGTCATGCAGCGCCTGCGCTCCCACGGCTACGCCTGCACTGTGTGCCACGGCTGCGAGGCAGCAATCAACGCAATCCAGTCCTATCTGCTTTGGGGCGAGGTGTTTGATGGCGACTGAGACAAGGAAATGCGTTGTCTGCGGCACGGAGTTTCGGACGTACCGACCTGACCGGATATACTGCTCGGACACATGCCGGAAAAAGGCCACCCGTGCCAAGAAGAAGGAGAGGGAAAAGGCCGAACCTCAACCTGCACCCAAGCTCAGGAGCCATCCCCGTTTTGGTATGCACCCCAAGATATGTGCTTTTTGTGGGAAAGAGTTTGTCGCACTTTCTGCCAAGGGCAAATATTGCAGCCTGGAATGCAACAACAAGGCATATCTAAAACGACAATTTGAGCGCCGTAAACAGGAACATCCCGAAGACGTGCTTGTTTGCCCTTGCTGTGGCAAGGAGTTTTTCCGCAGCAAAGCCAATCCTGTCTATTGCTCCTATGTCTGTAAGCGGAAGATGGAGCCACCGAAGCCACAAGCCAAAAGGTTGTCCAGCAAAACTACAGGCTACCTTGCTCCGAAACGCAAGTGCCATGACTGCAAACGCCCGACAGACAATTACCGCTGTCCAGAATGCTGGGAAAAGTACAGGGCAAAACACGCAGGAGACTGCGTAGATATTTGAAACGACCTTATGAAAAGGAGGAATACCGTGACCAACGAAGAGATTTTCGAGGCCATGTTGAAGAAGCTAGCCTATGCCGAGAACAAGCACCCTGTCTTTGCGGAAGGAGCAGCGCAGGGATTGGGGAATATTGGGGAGGAGGGGTAAGTATGAAAAGAGTGGACCTCACAGGTTGTACATTTGGCTTATTGACTGTGCTTGGTGTCTCAGGGAAGAAGCATGGAAAAACGGCTTGGCGTTGCAAGTGCCAGTGCGGGAAATACGTGGATGTCATTAGTCATGCACTCTTGTCTGGTTCAAGGCAAAGCTGCGGTTGCACGAACGCTTTGCGTAATGACTTGACTGGGAAGAAATTTGGTAAACTCTCTGTATTGGGGGATTCTGGAAAGCGTTCTTGCAAGAAAATTTTATGGGAATGTATATGCGATTGCGGCAACATAACCTTGGCTTGTGGCCAAGATTTAATACAGGGCAAAAAAACTAGCTGTGGCTGCGTACATAGACAGATGCTTATCGACCGTAATAAGGCCAACGCTATCCATAACGAAACCAAGACCAAACTGCATCACATTTGGGCTGGGATAAAAAGGAGATGTTTTAATCCTAATACTCCTTGCTATAAGTATTATGGTATGCGTGGCATAACTATGTGTGACGAATGGAAAAATAGTTATACTTCCTTTAGAGATTGGGCTTTGGCCAATGGGTATGCTGATAATCTGACTATTGAGCGTGTGGATGTGAATGGAGATTATTGCCCTGAAAATTGTATATGGATACCTGCCAAGGACCAAAGCAGGAATAGAAGGAATACTGTGCGATGCGGCGGTGTTGCTCTATCTGTTTTAGCTGTTTTGCATGAAGTGCCATATGAACAGCTATACCGTAGATTTCGCTTTCTTAATTGGCCTATAGAGGAAGCTCTTGGATTAGTAGACCATGTATACGATGAAGATAGATGTAAAGAGAGTCTGTACTATAAAAACAGGAGGTGGAAGCGTGGCTGCAAGTAATAAAGAAATATACACAGAGCTTCTAGTACGGTTAACTGAAGCTGAGGCAAAGCATCCTCTTTTCGCAGAAGGACCATACCAAGCTTTAGGGTATATAGGAGAAGAGTATTCAGAAGTAGTTCGCGCTCTGACGAAAAATGAAGGGGATGCTCGTTTTCGCGATGAGCTTTTTGACCTCATTATTGTAGCGTGGCGTACTCTTCGCGGCGACCACATACAGGGTGAGGAGGGGTTCTGATGGAGGGGTATGACGACACTGGACCTTATGTCCGCGCACGAACTGGTCAGTCTCATGGCCAAGCGCGAGCGGCTGTCGCCTGGCGCATGCTTAGGGGCGACCACGAGCGCCCCGACTGCGACTGTGCAAAAGGAGGCGGGCAATGCTGACCGAACAGGAAAAGGCATGGCTTGAGCGCCGCAAGAACCTGTGCCTGCATTGCAGCAACCACGGAAAGGCATGCGGCTACACACTTCACCCCGAAGCAACCTGCGCATGGATTGATCTCGACGTGGCTGAACCCGACTACAAGGACGCTGCCGAGTTTGAGGCGAGGGTGGCGCTCTGGCTGGTTCACAATGGCTGCCCCATGTTTGATCCTCCCTGTGCGTACCTGGATAGCAGCAGGCCGTATCCGTACATGTCTTGGAAGGAAACCGGCGGCGAGTGTCCGCATATCCCCCACAGGCGGGGCTACTGCAACAGGTGGTGCAAGCTTATGACTGCACGCCTTGCAGTAGAGAAGGAAATGGAGAAATCCTGATGGTAGAAATCATACTGGGCATTGTGTTTGCCATAGTTTTCATCGCTTATGGCCTGCTTTGCTGGGCTGTGTGGAGGAGCTGATGTCGGAACTGAAAACAAAGTACGAGGCCCTGAAAGCCGAGTACGGCAAGGTGTGTGACCGCGCCTGGGAACTCAAGCAACAGGTAGAAGTCGCTTACGCCGCCATGATGGAAGAAGAGACCGGCATCAAGCCCGGCGACCTCGTGGAGTACGACGACCAACGCGGAATCTTCGACCGTTGGATGCACAGCAAGGCCTCGAAAATGACCCTTGTGAAGAAGGATGGCACCGTGGGCAAGGCCATCCGCTATATCACCAACCCCGAAGCCATGAAGAAAGTGGTCATTTCCAAAATGGAAATAACCACTCAAGGAGAAGCCTAATGGCAGAAGCCAAGATAGAACTTGTGAACCATGAGGCGACGCTTTCGTACTGGTCCCCAAATGAATGGCCTTTCAGCGCGGTTATTACTGGCGTTGCAAAAGTCTGCACAGCAAAGGCGGAAAACGTAAAACCCCGTGAAGTGGAAAAAAACAAGGCCTTTGTCCAAAAACTCATGAAGCGGGGGCACTGGACACCTTCCGAGTTTGTGGACCTGACCTTCTACCTGACCACCTCCCGCGCTGTTGCCAACGAGCTGGTACGGCACAGAATGGCCTCGTACATGCAACTAAGCCAGCGCTACGTGCGCTATGATGAGGCCTTGCCAGTTGTCATGCCCGCTACCATCAAGGGCACTCTGGAAGCCGACCTCTGGCGTGCACAGATGCGAGACTCGCACGACGTGTACCTGTACTTCTTGGAGCATGGACAGAAGCCCGAAGACGCCCGCACTGTCCTGCCCCTGGCAACGGCTACAAACATGCTTGCCAAGATGAATTTAAGGGAGTTCCGGCACTTTCTCGACCTGCGCACTGCCCCGGCTGCGTGGAGCGAGATGCGCATCTTAGCAAATCTTATGGCAGAAGCTTTCGCAAAGCAGTTCCCGGATGAGGTCTTTCTGATTTCCGACGTGTGGCACAGGGAGGGCGAGTAATGGAAGAGAACTTCACACCGACCGAACTGTTCCTGGGTATGAAGCTGGCCTACTTGGAAGAACGATGCCCGTTTGAATGCTATGGGTTCAAAGATAGAATACCCTTTTGTGAAGGGGGACTAACCGATGAGGACGAGGTAGTGTGCCCGAAGATGCATGGCAATGGATGGGTTACACGTATAGGCGTGTGCTGGGCTCGTTATGCCCGCAATGAAGCCGAAGGCCTCAATACAGGAGAGATTGAGAGCCTGATTCGGCTTGGATGATAAAATTCTATGACACCCTGCCAACACTGCGGCAAGCGTCCGGCTACTGCTTCCCTGTCCATGTGTCCGGTGTGGGCAGGGAGCAACAAGATCCAGCACGTCTACCTGTGCGAGGAGTGCAGGGCGCATTTTGTCCGGGTTCAGGCTGAACGATACATGCAGGCCGCAAAGAAGAGCCTGTGATTCAGTTATTGAGCAATATTCAATAACTGCCAATGAGGATACCTATGACAAGGAAAGAGCTACTTGAAACTGCCTTGAAGGCCACGACGGAACGCGGGCAAGAGTACGGCAAGCCCGAGGACAACTTTGCCACCATTGCCCGCTTGTGGCGCGTCTACCTGGATACGCCAATCAACGCCCACGACGTGGCAATGATGATGATTCTGTTCAAAGTTGCCCGTGCCAAGGCGAACCCTGGGCACATCGACAACCTGGTAGACATTGCGGGCTATGCCGCATGCGCTGCGGAGCTGGGGGCAGGCAATGAGTAATTACAGTGTTGATGGAAAATTTGCTTTGGGTTTTCTCGTTGTACTCATACTGTTTTTTGTCCTGGCTGCATTGGCCCTTGCTGACAGCATTGCCTGCACAAAGTGCGGAAAATTGAAAGACAAATACCAAATCCTGATTCTCCACGTTGTGACCGAAGACAAGAAAAAGCTCGCAATCCCATACTGCCCAAAGTGCTGCGTGGAGGTGCTGGACACCCCTGCGCTGACATGGGCAGGCAACCCATAACCACCCGCAAGGGTGCTGCGTACAAGGAGGTGAGGCCCTATGCAGGAAGAACCATCCAAGGGCAAGCGGTGGATAGGCAAGAACGTCAAGTTTGAGCGTATCCGCCGCATCCTACCACAGGCTACCTGGTGGGCGATGTAGGCCGGTGGAACAATGCGAAGAAGCATGAGCTTCTGGACAGAGTGAAGCACGGCTAGTTTGTTCACACGAACCCCCTCTTTTTTGTAAACAACTCCCGTTGTCCCAACTGGAGTGTGAACAAAGAAGAGGGGTCACACGAGGGAGAGACATGGAACAGAAGCAACCCTTGCTCTGTGACTCCAAATGGTGCGGGCGCAAGGCCGATTTCGATGTGCACATAGTCTTCACAGTGGGCGACATTGTTCGAGAGGAGATGCACCGCACGCTGTGCAGGTGGCACGCCGCACATTATGAGTCGCAAGTCAGTTTCGAGGGCACAAGGTATGAGTGCCGCATGAAGGTCACAAAGACCCCCATCGAGGAGGACGCATGAACGAGGACACCCTGAACGGCTGGACCGCAATTTGCGAGTACCTAGGCTTGACCCGCCACGTCATCATTCAGCGTGGCTACCCTGTCTTTGCCCTCCCATACGGGCAATCCGTCTGGGCCAGTCGCAAGGAGCTGGACGCACACACAGCCGCTCTCAAGGCCGCCAGTCTGAGAGTAGCAGGGGGCAAACATGGCTAGGCCGCGCATGTTTGAGCAGTGCCCGGAGTGTGGCGCAGAGGCCCTGTATGTTCGCAGTACAAAGCAATTCGGGCATTGCATAAATCGGTGGTGCGAGTGCAAGGCTTGTGGTGCTCACGTCCGCTATGTCAAGTGCAATGGGTCTGGATTCTGGACAAGAGTACAAAAAAACATGCCAGAAACTCCCCCGAAGGACTGACACCAAAGGCAACGGACTGCTATGCTTCTCCCCAAAACCAACGGAGAAGCATATCATGGCAAAGAACAGCAATTTCCCATATGCCTTTCAGTTCACGCTCAAAATGGAAGGCGGATACAGCGACCATCCCGCAGACAAAGGTGGCGCTACCAACTACGGTATCACAATCGGCACGTTGCAAAGCCTTGTCAAGCGTGACAAGGCTTGGGTCGAGTCCCTGGGCATTGTCCTGCCCGTGACCTCTACCACCATGCAGCGCCTCAGAATGGAGCAGGCAGAGGCAATCTACAAGCGCGAGTATTGGGACAAGGTGGATCTCGACAGTTTCCCCAAGCGTGTCGCCACGGTCCTTTTCGACTGTCATGTAAATCATGGCTGGACCAATGCCGTCCGCATTGCACAGCGTGGCTACAACGCCACGGTTGGTGTCTATGGCGTCAAGCTCGTGGATGACGGAATCATGGGCAACAAGACCCGCACAGCCCTGTCCCATGAGTCCGACAAGCTCCTCTCGTGTATTCTGCAAGCCCGTGTGGACTTTTATCAAGCCATTGTTGCCAGCCGTCCCAACCAGCAAGTCTTTTTGAAGGGCTGGCTGAACCGTGTGGACGCCTTGCGCAAGTACCTGGGGGTCGCATGAGTGTGTCCAATATCCTAATCGGCTTGCTTGCCCTTGCCTTCATGGGCTCCCTGTACGCAATCAACAACTACCGCAAAGAGGTGCAGGACCTGCGCACGGAGCTGACCATTGCTCGCAGTGACATGGAGATCTTGCGTCTTGAGCGTGACGCCGCAAGACAGGCCCGCAGTGGACGCCAACAGGCAGAGAAGGAGATCAATGATGTGGCAACCCAGAGAAACAAGCTTCTTGACTCGTTGCCTTCTGGTTGGGGCAATGCTCCTTTGCCTGATGAGTGCGTCCGGATGTGGACATACTCCCCCTCCACCTCAACTGATTCCAGTGCTTCCGCCGGCGGATTTGATGCAGCCGACTAGCGCCCCGCAATGGACGCCCCGAACCAACAAGGAGCTTTTGCGATGGGCGATAGAGACAGACAGGGCCTTGATGCAATGCAACGCCGACAAGGCCGCGATGCAGACGTATGCCGAGAGCGTACAAGCCGAGGCAGAGGAGTGACGATATGGCGCAAGCGCTCGTTTCGTGTGGTCCTGCTCTGCTTGCTGATTCTTGTCCTATCTCTGGCCTACGCCATAGCGACAGGCAGGCCCATACCGGAGACGGCAGGCAGAATTTTGGGCATCCTTTTACAGGTGCTTCTTGGGGGCATGTGATGCAGATGCAGATTGACCCCCAACAAACGCCCGATATTGGAGCCGTCAAGGAGACGGCTTGGAGGTGGGCCTACATTGCCGGGCTTGGCGGTTTGTTCGGTATGCTGTGGCACATGGCCGACGCTTTCAAGGAACGCACCTGGACCCAGCGCCTCATTGCTCTGCTTTGCTCTACCTGTGCCGGGGCTGCGGCAGGACCAACCGCAATCATTCTGGCAACTGCCGTCGCCGCCTATTTCGGCTTTGCCCTGTCTCTGGACACAAAGCTTGCCATTGGCTGCGTTTTTGCAGGCATGGGCAGTAAGTTTCTGGATATAGGTATCACCTTTCTCAAAGGGTGGAGCAAGGCGAACCTGGCAAAGCCCGAAGACATAGAAGAGTGCCGCAGGACCATGACCCCCGAACAGAGAGCACGGCACGCTGATACCTGCGTGTTCACGCCAGACCGCTGCAAAGGCCGGTGCTTGCAATGCCCGCACAGGAAGGCTCCTGATTCAAAATCGACTGTATAAAAAGGAAATTTTATGCCTTTGATAGTTCAAACATGGCCCATTGACCGCCTGATTCCGTATGCCCGCAACCCACGTAAGAATGATGAGCAGGTTGACCGCATGTGCGGTGCAATCCGTGAATTTGGGTTTCGCATTCCTATTGTCGCCAAGTCCGACGGCACTGTGGTGGACGGTCACTTGCGTTTGAAGGCAGCCCAGAAGCTTGGCTTGAAAGAGGTCCCTGTAGCTCTGGCAGACGAATTGACCGATACGCAAGTCAAGGCATTTCGTTTGCTGGCAAACCAGTCTGCCAACTGGGCAGAGTGGGATACGGAGTTGCTTAATCTAGAATTAAAAGATTTGAAAGAAGCAGGCTTTGATACTGATATAATTGGTTTTGATGCAGATATTGTGCCGCTTCCAGAGGAAGAACTACAAAAAGAAGAAGAGAATATTTATACAGATAAAATCGCAACACCAATTTATGAACCAACAGGAAAAGAAGTAAATCTTGATGATTGTTTGAATAGTGACAAAGAAAAATATTTACTTATACAAATAGAAAACGCTAGTGATTTATCAGAGGATGAACGCAATTTTTTGCGAGCAGCAGCAACAAGGCATGCAATTTTCAATTATGAAAATATAGCTGAGTATTATGCATCAAAAGCAAGTCCAACTATGCAACATCTTATGGAAGAGTCTGGACTTGTTATAATAGACAAAGACCGTGCTATTGAACTTGGATATGTAGAACTTTCTTCACGAATTCAAGAACTTATGGGTGGGGGGGTATAACTAATGCGCCATTCCTCATTTGCTTGCTTCGTATTGACCAATCGGCGTCCCCAAAATCAACAGACTCTTAAATCACTAAGGAAACAAGGATATACTGGAAAAATTTATTTAATTGTTGATAATGAAGACCCAACTATTTGTGAATATAAAGAACTTTATGGTGATCAAGTAATTGTTTTTGATAAAGAATATGCAGCATCAATAACTGATAGAGGTGACAATATATATAAAAAAAATACAGTTTTATTTGCTCGTAACATGTGCCATAAAATAGCCAAAGATTTAGGTCTAGAATATTTTTTAGAACTTGATGATGACTACAATAATTTTCAATATAGATATCCTGAGAAAAATATATTAAAATCAAAAATTCCTAATAACTTAGATGAAATTTTTGATATATTTTTAGATTTTCTTGATTGCAGTAACGCATTAGCTGTTTGTTTTGTTCAAACAGGAGATTTAATGGGAGGCGCAAAAACATGGAATAAAACATTGATAATGCGTAAAGCAATGAATGGATATTTTTGTAAAACAGATAGGCCATATAAATTTATAGGTAGAATGAATGATGACGTTAATACATATGTTGTTTTAGGGCACAGAGGAAATTTATTTTTATCAATTGGTGATATTGCTATTTCACAGGCTCCTACACAGCAAAATAGTGGCGGATTAACAGAAATGTATCGTGAAAACGGTACATATATGAAAAGCTTTTATACAGTCATGATGGCACCATCTGCAGTTAAAATTTCTGTTCTTGGAACATCACATGTTAGAATACATCATAGAATAAATTGGAAATATTGTTGTCCTAAAATATTAAAAGAATCATTACGTAAATAAGGTGATTTATATGGCAATGCCTAGAAAAAAATACAATGAGCGTGATGAAAGAATAGCGTTGTCAATGGCGCAATATGGTGTACCACATACCCAAATAGCTCAAGCTCTTGGTATGTCTAAAGATATACTATACAAGCTTTACGGTGATGCTATGCAAAAAGGGGCTGCTAATGCAAATGCAAAGATAGCGCAGTGTTTATATAATAAAGCTATTGGTAATCAAGAAAAAGGCATTCCACCTGACACCACCGCCCTGATATTTTGGTGTAAGACTCGCATGGGGTGGCGTGAAACCCAGAAGGTGGATCTCACCTCTTCCGACGGATCCATGTCCCCATCCCCTGCCATTGATTTCTCTGGCAAGACACAGGAAGAGCTGCTTGAGCTGACGCGGGCAGCCTTTGGGTTGGAGCACAAGGATTAGGCACATGGCACGGCGCAAGAAGTCCATTCCCGACCTGCGTGAAGTGCAGAAAGGACTTGCAAGGCAGAACCTGCAAGCCTTTGTGCTGTACACCATGCCGAACTATCTCATGGGCTGGGTGCACGAGCGCATTTGCTGGGAAATGGAACGCTTTCTTGAGGACGTGATTGCACAGAAGTCGCCCCGGCTGATTATCACCATGCCTCCGAGGAGCGGCAAATCGGAACTTGTCTCACGCCGATTTCCCGCCTATGCCTTTGGGCGTCACCCAGATCTCTCTATCATTGCCGCAAGCTACAGCTCAGACCTTGCCAGTAGGATGAACAGGGACGTTCAGCGCATTATTGATGACGATCTGTATGCGGACCTGTTTCCAAGCGTCACGCTATACGGGAAAAACATCCGCACAACCGCCAAAGGCTCCTACCTGCGCAATTCCGACATTTTCGAGATTGTGGGGCATGAAGGCGTCTATCGTTCCGCCGGCGTGGGTGGTGGTATCACGGGCATGGGTTGTTCCATCGCAATCATTGACGACCCCATCAAGGACCGTATGTCTGCCGACTCTCCTACCATTCGGCAAAACATCTGGGACTGGTACACGTCCACCCTCTACACCCGTCTTGCGCCTGGTGGTGGCGTGATTGTCATGCTGACAAAATGGCATACTGACGACCTTGCAGGCCGCCTTTTGGAGGCAGAACGAGCAGGCGAGGGCGACCACTGGAAGGTGATCAACTTCCCCGCCATTGCGGAGCAGGATGAGTATTGGAACGGGCACCTCATGCGCAAAGCAGGCGAGGCGCTCCACCCCGAACGTTACCCTCTGGAGCAGCTCCTTGCCATCAAACAGGCAATTGGCTCCCGTGACTGGGCAGCGCTCTACCAGCAGCACCCTGTTCCGGACGGCGGCGCAATCTTCAAGGCGGAGTGGCTGCGCTTCTGGCTTCCCAAGGACCTGCCCAACTTCGACATGATGTTGACCTCATGGGACATGACTTTCAAGGAAGGCACGGACAACGACTTTGTTGTGGGTCAGGTGTGGGGCAGAGCGGGAGCCAACTTCTACCTGCTGGACCAGGTACGGGGCCGGTGGGGGTTCACGGAGACCCTGCATCACTTCCAGAAGCTTGCCCAGAAGTGGCCCATGGTGCGCCGCCACCTGATTGAGGACAAGGCCAACGGTCCGGCAGTCATAGACACGCTGCGCAACACTGTGGCGGGCATTATTCCGGTGGAGCCGTGCGGTTCCAAGGTTGCCCGTGCCCATGCCGTGACCACCTATTTCGAGGCTGGCAACGTGTTCATCCCGCACCCGTCTCTTGCCCCGTGGGTGAACGACTTCATGGCGGAGCTGACAACGTTCCCCAGCGCAGCGCATGACGACCAGGTGGACGCCGCCACCCAATCCGTCTTTGACTTGCAGACACGCCGGCCCATGTACATCGACCCCAGTGTTGTGCGCATGGGAGCCATGCAGCAGAGAGGCCTGAAATGGTGAACGCAAATACTTCCGTCCGCTTTTGAAAAAGCTTGCCGAGAGGGAGGCACAGATACATGTCTAGACGAAACAGACAGCAAAAACCAAAGACTCAGATACCCTGGCAGTTCATGCGTGAGATGATGCAGCCTGCGCAGCCGACAGTCCCCATGCCACTGGACGAGGTGCGCAAGCGCTACGGCCCTCCCAAGACTCTGGGCTGCACGAAGGATACACGCATGGCAATGGATTCCGCTCTTGCGGATTCCGGCGTCTACACGCTTCTGCAACACACCTTCGAGATGGGCATGGCAATGCCTCCGCAGTTCATGGGCTACGGCATGCTGCAGTCCATTGCCCAGAACGGCCTTGTCCGTGCCTGCGTGTCCACTGTCTCCAACGACATGACACGTTCCTGGATTGAGCTGCAGCGTGCGGGCGACGCCGTACAAGGGGCAGAAGACTCCCTGCTTGAGGAGCTGGGCACGCTGATGCAGAAGAAGCGCGTCAAGGAAACCTTTGCCGAGGCAATCGAGCTTGCAGGGTACGAAGGCGGCTCCTTCATCTTCATCGACACGGGCGAGAAGGACCTGACAGTGCCTCTTTCCGTGTCTGCCCAGTCCGCAGAGCTGCAGCCAAATCGCACATTACGCTTTGTGGTGGTGGACCCGGCGAACTGCACGCCTGGCAACTACAACAGCCTTGACCCGTTGAGAGAAGACTACTTCAAGCCGGAAACATGGTGGGTACTAGGCAGGGAAGTGCATAGATCCCGACTCCTGCGCATTGTCTGGAACGAAGTCCCGTTCCTTCTCAAGCCTGCCTACAACTTCTTTGGCATTCCGCAGGCGCAGATCCTCTGGGATTATGTCATGCACTTCCAGCAGTGTCGGGATGCAGAGAACAGACTGCTGCGCAAGTTCTCCCTTGCTGTCTTCAAAACCCAGATGTTCAACTCCCTGAACCAGCTCATGCCGGAACAGACTAACGTGCTGGACCAGCGCATCAAGTACATGCTCCAGCACATGAATAATGACGGCTGTCTTGTGGTGGACAAGGAAAACGAGGACATCATCAAGATCGAGACGCCGCTTTCCGGGGTGACAGATATTGTTCGCCAGGCGCTGGAATTTTTGGCAGCAATCAATCGCACACCCGCGGTCAAGCTTCTGGGCATTTCGCCGTCCGGATTCAACGCCACAGGGGAAAGCGACCTGCGCAACTACTACGATCACGTTGCCACACGTCAGCAGAGTATCATGGCTTCGGCCTTGCGTGTCATCCTGGATTGCCTGCAGCTGCACTTGCGGGGAGAGATTGACCCCACTCTGTCTTTCGAGTTCCGCAAGCTCAGTGAAGAGGACAAGAAGGTGCAGGCGGAGACCCGCAAGATGCACGCCGACACGGCAGCGGTCTACCTGGACCGCGGTATTCTCTCGCAAGAGGAGGTGCGCCAGACCTTGGCGGCAAACCCTGATTCCGGCTATGCCAACATTGACGCCGACGACCTTCCTCCCGTGCCAGATCCTCTGATGGGACAGGAGACAGACCCCTTGCAGCCGGGCAACATCGAGGAGGAGCCGCATGGCTAAACTCTTGCGTCCACAGCGTCCAAACGCTGGCCTGCGCAGGGAGTACGAGCGCAAGCTTTTGAAACTGCTTGACGAAATGCAGCAATCGGTAGAATATTGGTTGCTGACAGCGTACCGGCAAAATGCAGGAAGAATAGCCCAGGACGCTGCACCTCCTTCCCAAGTCCCTGCGTCGTGGATGGCATGGGCACTGAAACGCTTGCAACGCCGCTGGCTCCGTCGTTGGAGAGACAGAGCCGACAGGATTGCGAAGTGGTTTGTCACTCGTTCCCAGAGCATATCCCAAGCCCAGAGCATTGCCGCCATGAAAGCAGCAGGGTTCACTGTCCAGATGCATCCAAGTCGGGTGCTAAACGATACGGTCAAGGCACTCATTGCCGAGAACGTGTCTTTGATTCGGTCCATTCCCCAACAGTTCTTTCAACAGGTGGAGGGCCTTGTACAGCGCTCCATCATTCAGGGCCGTGACGTTGCCACCCTGCGGGACGAGCTGCAGGGACGCTTTGGAGTCACACGCAACAGGGCGAAGCTCATTGCCCGTGACCAGAACAACAAGGCATTTCAGGCAATCAAGCGTGCGGAGAACCAGCAGCTTGGCATCAAGGAAGGCATCTGGGTCCATGTGCCCGGCACCAAGTCGAGCCGCAAGACCCACATGAAGATGAATGGCAAGCGCTTCAAGCTGAATGAAGGCCTGTACGACTCCGATGTAAAGCGCAAGGTACTCCCCGGGGAATTAGTGGCTTGTAACTGCGTTTATCGGGCAGTGATTCCAGAGTTCGGAGATTGATATGGAAGGGAAATATACACTGGCACTTGACGCAAGAAGCGTCCGCACTGTGGACGAAAACGGCTTTTTGCATGTCGGCAACAGCCACATCACAAAAGCCAAGGTAGACCCTTACCATGGCAACGAGGTTCCAGGCTGGCAGGACAAAGGCCTTGACCCAGGCAAAATTTACTACGGCCTGCGTGACCCGGGTGAGCTGCAGAAAGCTTTAACCACATGGGCAGGATTGCCCTTGCATTTCCGGCACCATGAGGACAGCGCAGACGAGCCGGCAAAAATGACCCGTGTGGGCAATGTGGGCACAGATATCACCTGGAATGCGCCCTATGTGGACGCCCCCTTAACCATATGGGACCAGACAGCCATTGACGCAATCAACAACGGCACATGCAGGGAACTGTCCTGTGCGTATCGGTATGACCCCGACTGGACGCCCGGCACATACGAGGGCAGGCCATACGATTTCATCATGCGAAATATACGAGGCAACCACGTGGCGCTTGTCGAGGAAGGCAGGGCGGGTGCTGACGTATTGGTTGCAGACCATCAAACCGTGAAAGACCGCCAGGGAGGAAAACCTATGGCAAACAAGAAGACTATGGCGAAGGATAACGATCCCGCTATCGAGCAGAAGGAAGTAGACCTTGCGCAGGCTATCATTGACCTGCACAGGGTGGACCCTACTACGGGCCAGATTGTTGACGTGCAGGAGGACGAGGGCAAGGTTGGCGCACTCCGTGAGGTTATGGGCGAACTTGCCGGCAAACTCGCACCCGAAGAGCTGGCAAAGCTGAAAGCTGCCCTTGCCGGCCTTGTTGCCCCTGTGGATGACGCCGAACTGGAGCCCGTGGCCAATCCCTACAAGGAAGCAATGGACGCCTGCGGTCTGGACAGCAATGACGAGGCCGCACAGAAAGCTTTTGCCGAGGGCGTGAAGTTTGCTCAGAGCCAGCAGCCGGAGGAAGACGCGGTACTCGAACCTGCACCCGCTCCTGCCCCTGCGGAGGATGACGACAAGGTAAACGGCACGACTTGCGCCAATGACGCAAAACCCAAGGATATGACCATGAAGCAGCCCAAGAAGCCTGTCGTGACCATGGACGCCAACGCCATCAAGGCGCAGGCAGTCAGGGAAACCAGGCAGCACATGCAGGATCTTTTTTCCGCAGTCGAGGCAGTGAAGCCTTTGACTGGTTCCCTCAAGCCGATGGCTTTTGACAGTGCTGACAACGTGTACAAACACGCTCTGCAGGTCAAGGGTATCGATCCCGCGAAGTACGACCGTACCGCATGGCGTGGCATGGTGGACATGTTGCTCATGCAGCAGCCGTCCGGCTTCAGGCAGGTCACTCAGGACGCAAAGCCCGATGACTTCACTGGCCCGTTTGAACACCTCAGAGAAATCGTGATCTCTTAAGGAGGCTTTCCATGGCTCTTCAGACTCAAGTGAATATCGACCTGCCTCTTGCTGTTGCAGGCCAGAAGGCCACGCCTGATCAGAGCGTGTACACGCCCATCAATTATGTGGCCGATGAAAACGGCGTGAAAGTGGGAACCTTTTGCTGGGCTGGCACCGAAGCCGGCGTAGCGACTGCTACCACCACCGGCACAGCCGCTCCTCTTGGTTTTGTCGAGAGGGTGATCAGCACCTACATCTATGACGTGCTGGACGGCGCTACCGAAACCGTGCGCGAAGGGCAGGGCCTGACCATTGCTGTGCGTGGCGACTACTATGTGCAGACCAGCGAAGCCGCTACCGTTGGCGGCCAGGTTTACGTGGACAAGACCAATGGCAAGATTCTTGCCGCTGCCGGCTCCAACGGCATTGCCGCTCCGGGCTGGGTCTTCAAGACCGCAGGCTCTGCCAATGACATGGTAATCATCAGCAACTGGAGCGTGCCCGCTGGGTCTACCGGCGGCGGTTCCGGTGGTCCTGTTGACCTTTCCAATGTGACCGGCACTCTCGGCGTTGCCAATGGTGGCACCGGTGCAACTACCGCAGAAGCAGCCCGTACTGCTCTGGGTCTGGGTGACATTGCTACCCAGAATACTCCGCTGCCTGTTGCCAATGGTGGCACTGGTGCAACTGACGCCGCAAACGCACGCACAAACCTTGGCGCTGCCGCTTCCGAATAGGAGGAGAAACAATCATGCCTATGACTATTGAACAGGTGCGTCGCCTCGGCTTTGTGTTCGACGGCGCACGCGGGTGGAACACCCCGGAAAACCGTACCACAATTGCGCAGGACGCTGCCCTTGTGACCTCCCCCAACATGGGCGTACCCGTTGAGTTTGGAGCGTATATTGACCCTACTGTTGTCGAAATCCTGACCGCTCCCCGTAATGCCCGTCAGATTTTCCGTGAGGAGAAGAAAGGCGACTGGACTACGCCCTATACCAAGTTCCGTGTCTCCGAAATGGTAGGCGGAACAGAGGAGTACAGCGACTACGCCAACGGTGTCACCTCTGACGTAAATAATGAATGGATGAGTCGCGAACAGTACCTGTTCCAGACGACTATCAACTACGGCGACAGGGAAGTTGCTCTTGCGTCTACTGCAAAGCTGTCTCTTGCTTCCGACAAGCAGAGGGCTGCAGCCACTCGCATTGAGATTGACTCCAACAAGTTCTATCTGACCGGCGTTGCAGGTCACAGCATCTATGGCATCTTCAACGACCCGAACCTGCCGGAGTCTATCACTGCTGCCTCCACTGGCACGGGCAACAGCCCCCTGTGGGAGAACAAGAGCACGGTGCAGATCTACAATGACATCCTGGCACTTTTTGCCCAGCTGGCAGAGCAGTCCAACGGACTGATTGACCAGACTACGCCGCTGAAGTTGTGCATCAGTCCTGCGATGAATCGCTACCTTGGCACTGCTACCGACTTCAACGTGTCTGTCTGGGACATGCTCAGGAAGTACTTTACCAAGATTGACGTGGTTCCTCTCCCCGAGTTGCACGCCCTGGACGGAGACGAAACCATTTTCCTGATTGCCCCGGAAGTGGCCGGACAGAAGTCCGCCACGCTGGCATTCAGCGAAAAAATGCGTTCTGGCCGTCTGATTCCGGATATGTCCAGCTTCCGACAGAAGTTCATCAGCACGACCTACGGCGGGATTATTTACATGCCTTTCGCCTTTGCCAGCATGACCGGCATGGCGTAATCCTCGCAACCCTTCCGCTGGCCCGTAACCGCATCCACGTGCGGGCTGGCACGGCCTCACTGTTCCTGCGCAGTGGGGCCTTTTTCTTTGGGCAAAAGAAAAGCCCCAGTGACACGGGAGAGTCACCGGGGCCCTTACAGGAAGAAGACGAATGCCCGAGAAACGCACAAAGATAGAGGAGATCTTGATGAAATGGCAGGTGCAAGTATGTCCCATATCGTCCGGGGACGCAAGCGGAATGCCAAAATTTTAAACGGTTTTAACAAACTTCAACAAACTTGAAACGGTTTTAAACGATTTTAAACAGTTTTAACAAACTTTAAAGACACTTGCGCAACTGTAAAAATGTGGTACGCTTCTCCCAAAATTTCTATGCGGACGAGTTTCGTCTGCAAAAAAGTCACACACGGAGGACATAATGGCACAGCGAAAAGGCAAGCCACAGACCACCCAGGAGACCACCACAACCACCACAGACGCCATTGAGCAGGAACTGCAGGGCACTGTCAGCAACACGGGTGACACGGTAGTTGTCTGCCTGAACCGTCCCGTGGGGATCAAGTACAAGCTGCGTGACGGCAGGGAGATCGTGATTCCCGGCAACTCCGCACACCTGCGCGGCAAGGAAATGGGAGAGCTGAACATTGGTGGTGGATTCTCTCTGACAGTTGTGAAGCGTGCTGACTGGGAAGAGATTGAAGCCACATACAAGGATACCGCGCTGTTCAAGCAAGGGCGTATCTTTGCCAGCGCATCCCGCAAGGAAGCTCTTGCGCAGGCAAAGGACAAGCAGAGCACCCGTCACGGTCTGGAGCCTACCAAGGGCGTCAAGACAAAGCCCGTGAAAGAAGACGAGAAGTAGCATGGCGATTGTAGTCTTTGACCCCGCAAGCTTTCGTGAGGCGTATCCTCGTTTCACAGAAGACCTTCTGACTGATGCCCAGTTGCAGCAGGCCTTTGATGTGGCCTGTCTCATGCTGGACAACACGGGGCAAAGCCGCATCCCATACGATCCAGACAAACAGATTTTTGTCCGGCGCACACTTCTGTATCTGCTTGTCTGTCATCTCGCCACATTGGCCCTGTGGGGACCGGGGCAGGCAGGGCCCATGAGCAACGCCACACAGGGCAGCGTGTCTGTGGGTTTCTCTGTGCCGCAATACGCCAATGGGCAGTACTTTGCCCAGACACCTTGCGGCCAGACTCTCTGGCAAGCCCTGCAACCGTACCTTGTCGGTGGCAGGTACTATGCCGCAGCACACTATCACCCGTGGGGATAGAGCCATGAAGAACCGGACCAAAATCGATCTGATTCGCCTGCTGGAGCTGGAAGACCTTGCCAATCTGACAGGGGGCATCAGCGTGAAGGCCGGTATCCTGGAAGGAGCCACCAACAACGAGACCGGCGAGTCTGTGGCAGCCTATGCCGCCTACAATGAGTTTGGCACAGCCAACATTCCCAGCCGCCCGTTCATGCGCAAGACCTTTGACGAGAAGGCGAACACATGGGTGGAAGGCCTTGGAAGAATGATAGGCAAGGGCCGCACTCCGGAGGATGCCATGAAGCTGCTGGGCATGCGCATGGCTGATGACATTGTGGAGACCATTGCCAGCAACATGGCTCCGCCGAACGCTCCCGCCACCATTGCCCGCAAGACAAAGAAGGTTGTGGGCAAGAAGGCGAAGACAGGTGAGAAGCATGTCCCCGGCACGCTGATTGACACAGGCTCCATGATTTCGTCCGTGAACTACGAGGTGTCCAGATGAACTTGCACGCTCTTGTCAGAGGAGCCATCACGGCAGTCAATCCCGACCAGATCGTGATCCTTCTGCAGTCCGCTGGGCAGGTGGTAGAAACCTACCAGCAGCGCCCCGCATGGGCTCCGGCTGTGAAGGTCAGGGCGCAGGTGCAGCCCACACCCGACAAGGCCCTGCAGTGGCTCTTGCAGACCAGGCAAAACACAGTGTGGCGTGATTGCTACCTGTATGGCCCCGTGTATGGCCTTGAAAGGGCAAGCACCAAAGGCGGCGACATGCTCTATTTCGAGGGATACGAGTGGCAGGTGGACCAGGTGCTTGAGGCATGGAACGCGACAGCGGGGTGGACAAAGGTTCGCGCGGTGCAGGTGCGTGTGTGTGAGGCACCAGAGGAGGGCGCGACCGAACGCCCCGGAGGTGTGACAGCATGGCCAGGCTAGACAGGGACACGCAGCCGAAGACCAAGAGCGTGGAAACGCTTGTGGTGTCCGCCATCGGTGACTTTGTGCGCTGGGTTGTGGGTGAGGACATCCCTGTCGTGCGTGGCTGGACCAATGCCGCTTCCAGACCGTCCGGGCCCTATGTGCTGATTACTCCCATGAGCGCCACATGGCACTCGACAACAGGCAGAACCTACACATCCGAGCTGGATGAGCAGGGCAACCCCACAGGGAGAGGAAGTCTTTGCGTCGGGCGTTCGACTTCTCGACGTGTGCAGGTGGATTTCTACGGACCTGATTCGGAGACACGGGCAAGAACCTGTGCGCTGATTTTTCAGGATTTGTCTGGATGTGACTTCTTCAAGGACCGCAAGCTCACCCCTCTGACTGTCACGGCTCCCCAGGAGCTGACCGGCATGGTGGGCAATGAGCAGGCGGAACCGAGATGGATGCTGGAGCTTGAGATTCAGCTTTCGCAGGAACTCGCAAGCTCTATCGTGGAATACGAGTTTTTCAACGCTGTCAACATTTCCCTGCACGAGCAGGAATAGGAGTATCCTATGGCTGTGAATGCCGACCTTCTTGTCCAGATTGTTCCCCGTGTCATGGGCGCAGGGACAAGCGGACTCAAATTCAGTGGCCTCTTTCTGACAAAGAGCGAACTGCCCCCGACCGACCGTGTGCTTTCCTTCTCTTCATCCGAGGGCGTAGGTGCGTATTTTGGAACGGATTCCGATGAATACCGTGCTGCGGTTGTGTATTTTGGCGGCTACACCAATACACAATACTTGCCTTCCACCCTCTACATTGCCCCGTGGCGTTCCGCTGCTGCGGCTGCATGGCTGCGAGGAGCTGCGTATGAGGGCGCACTTGCGGACTTGCAGGACATTACCGACGGTTCCCTGACTCTGGAAATTGACGGCCAGGAGGCAGCGGTCACCGGTATCGACCTTTCCTCTGCCACCAGCTTCTCCGATGTGGCCACCAAGATTCAGACCGCGCTTGCGGATGTGGAAACACTGACAACCGATCCTGTTGTTTCCTTCAGCTCGCAGACGAACGCGTTTCAGATCACGTCCGGCACCACTGGCGCAGGTTCTTCTGTGTCCTTTGCATCTGCCGGTTCCGCAGGCACAGACCTTGCTGTCGTGCTGCATCTGACAGAACAGGCAGGAGCCGTGCAGTCTGTGGGAACGGATGGGTCTTCCCTCACGGACTGCATGACCAACATTCTGCGCTATGCCCGTGACTGGGTATCCTTCAGCTCCATTTTCGAGCCTGAGCATGACGAGAAGATTGAGCTTGCCCAGTGGTGCGCCTCCTATGACACACGCTGTGCCTATGTCATGTGGGATACCGACAACGCCGCCCGCGTGGCAGGGAGTACCGCATCCGCAGGGTACGAGATCAAGCACAAGCTTGAGTTGTCCGGTACAATCGCTGTCTGGAACACGTTGCAGCTTGCGGCTGCCGTCATGGGCGCAATCGCATGCATCAACTTCCAGCAGTACAATGGGCGCCTCACTCTTGCCTACAGGCAGTTTGAGGGTGTCGAAGTTACCTGCGACAATGACCAGGACTGCAACGCGCTCATTGACAATGGCTACAACTGCTACGCCGATTTCGCCACGGCGTCCGCCAACTTCAAGTTCTTCTGGAATGGACAGGTCACAGGTGAATTTGCCTGGGCGGATTCCTATCTCAACGCCATTGGCCTCAAGGACCAGCTGCAGCTCAACATCCTGGACCTGTTCGCCGCAAGCCGCTCCATACCCTACAATGAAGACGGCTACAGTCAGATCCGCACAGCCTGCCTGGACACCATCAACCGCTTCCGCGAGTTCGGCGCGTTCCGCAATGGCGTTGTGCTCTCGAATACCCAGAAGGTGCAGCTCTTGCAGGAGCTGGGCACAGACGTTTCACAGACCCTGATGACGCAAGGGTGGTACATGAAGATCACGGACCCCGGCCCGACAGTGCGTGCGCAGAGGGGTACGCCGAACTGCTATTTCTATTACACGGACGGCGGCTCCATTCAGCGTGTCATCATGTCCGCTACCTGCATTCAGTAAAGGAGGTGACTTATGCCAGACAACATGGGGAACAACACAATCACTTCCGCGAACTCCATCTTCAACCTGACCGTCCCGGGGCTGTATGACACGCCCGTCAAGATTGAGCGCTATGGAACGGACGCCGCTATTGCGCCCGAACAGATCAACCCCGTGGTGGCAGAGAAGGGTGTGGACGGGCACACAAGCTTCGGCTGGGTTCCTACCAACAAGGTGCTGACCGTTACCATTGCGGCGGACTCCCCCAGCAGGGCTGTTTTTGACGACTGGCTTGCGTACCAGGACAGCGTTCGTGAGGTGGTGCTTTGCAACGCAGAGTTCACACTGCCCGCCATTGGGCGCAAGTACACGGGCCTGCGTGGAGGAATCACTGCGGCCACGCCCATGCCTACGGCTGCCCAGACGCTACAGGCAACGACGTACACCATAACCTTTGACGAGTGGACAGCAAGCGTCATCTAGGGAGCAGACCATGCGTGAAACGCGTACAATCACAATAGACAGGGAAGGCCGCGACAAGGGCAAGACCTTCTTCCTGACAGAAATGCCGGCGTCCCGACTGGAAAAATGGGCGGCGCGTGTCCTTGTGGCTGCCTTCTCCGGAGAGGTACCGGCTGCTGTCCTGGAAGCGTCCCGTGTGAGCAATGCGGGGGCGCTTGTTACCGCGCTGAATCATGTGCTTGCCGGACTCGACTGGAAGATAGTGGAGCCGCTCTATGACGAGCTGCTTGACTGTGTTTCCTTTGTGCCCAGGCCGGACAAGCCCGAGGCCAAAATTCAGCTGAGGCCGGACAACGTGGACAACTTCATTGAGGAAGTGAGCACGCTCTACAGGCTGAGACTGGAAGTGCTGGAGCTGAACTTTGCTTTTTTCGCTCCCGCAGGTGGCTTGTTCTCCCGCCTTACACAGGCAAGCGCCCCGGCGGCCTGAGAGACTACCTTTTGCCAGCCTGCATAGGTGTTCCTGTCTCCCGCAGGCTGGCAACCCTGCATGAGCTCGAAACGGTCTATTCGGTGCGTGACGCCCTGGACCTTTGGGAGCTTGTGAAGGTTGACGACTACAACGCCCATCTTTGGAGCAAGCTCAAGTGAGTACCGTTCGCGAATTGGTCATAAAGCTGCTTCTTGACGCTTCCGGCCTGAAGTCCGAAGCGGAAAGGTCGCAGTCACAGCTTGAAGGCATCAGGCGTGCAAGCGAGGAGGTGCAGTCACAGTCTGGCAGCGCCGCCAAGGCTGTCTCTTCTGCTGCCCGTGAAAGTCAGCGCGCATGGGACGGCATAAACATAAACGGCCCGGTTGCCGCACTTGACCAGTTCGGAAGCACGGCACAAAATGCTGTCGCTGTCCTGATTGACGCCCTTGCCAGAGTGTCGCGAGCACTGCAGGTGATAGGTTCCGACATTGACAGGGCGACAGGACAGGCACGCAGCGGCTTCACTTCTGCGGCGCGGGCAGCGGACTCCTTTGGGCGCGAGGTGGGTGACTCCGGAGACAGCGCAGCCAGGGCTCTGCGCAATGCCGGCAGCGCGGCTGACAAGGCTGGGAAGCAGATTCAGGAGGCCGCGCAGGATGGCGCTTCCGCCTGGGACAACCTGAAGGACACTCTGCTTGGAGCGCTTTCCATTGGCGCTGCTGTCGGCGGGGCAATGAACTTTGTCGAGCAGACGAAGCAGCTTTCCCAGTACTCTTCCCAGCTGGGCATGACAGTCGAACAGTGGCAGGCATGGCAGGGGGCAGGCGAGCAAATGGGCATAGAGGCGCAAGACCTCTATGACACATTCAGGGACATGGGCGACTGGACCATCGATATGGTCAAGAACGACTCCGGCCCCTTCAAGGACTTTGCCAAGCAGACCGGCCTGTCCCTCAAGGACGCAAAGGGCAACATGGTGGACACACAGGAAGCCCTGTTGCGCCTCTCTGATGCTGTGCAGGGGATGAAACCGGACGAGGCCACCGGCTGGCTGACCCAGATGGGCGTGGATGCCACGAGTATTTCTCTCATTCTCAAGGGTCGCAAGGCCATCGAGGGCCTTGTGGCGGAGATGAGGGAGAAGGCTGTCTACGACAAGCGAGACCTTGAGAACTCCGCCAGGCTGCAGGCAGCCTGGCAAAACGTCACCCGTGTGTTCCAGCGTCTCACTGCCACAGGCCTTGATCTGCTTGCGCCTGCCATAGAGTGGATTTCACAGAAGTCCGAGGCGTTCTTCAAGTACGTCAAGGAAAACGGCGAGTCTGTCCAGACAATCTTTGTCACGATTGGCACTGTCATAAGCACGGCTGTCATCCCGAAGCTTGTCCGCATGGGCGCTGCGGCGTGGGCAAGCCTTGGACCCTTTGCGCTCATACCCGCCGCAATCATGGCAATCGGCGTTGCCATTGACGACCTCATGGTCTGGCTTGAGGGTGGCACGTCCGCATTTGGCGAGTTCTGGTCGCTCTTTGGGACGCCGGAAGAAGTCTCCTCCATGCTGAAGCAGGCCCTTGCCGGTCTGGAGGCGGCCTTTGATGCAGTAGGCGAGGTAGCCGGCCTTGTGGCGAATGCCGTCCTTGGCTATTGGGAGCTGGTCAAGAGCACTATCAGCGGGCTTGTGGAAGTCATTGGCGGCGTGGTGACAGCTTTCAAGGGGCTCTTCACCGGAGACTGGAACACTGTCCTTTCCGGCCTGGACGCGGTGAAGAAGGGTCTTGGGGCTGTTGGCGACGTTGTGAGCGCCGTTGCTGGCAAAATCATGGACTCGTTTGGCAAGTTCTTTGGCTGGATTGCCGACAAGCTGGCGGGCCTTGTGCCCGACTGGCTGAAAGACCTGATTTCGGGCGACCACAAGGAAGGCAGACGCCTGGACGCGGATTCTCTTGAAACCGATGTGATTGAGCAGTCCAAAAAGGCTGCGGCTTCCGGACGCGGGCCAACCTTCACAAGCGACAGGGAGAAAACTGCTTCACTTCCGCAGCCAACGCTGACAGCACGCCCCGGAGAGACCGGGAGCATGCAGCAGGCTTTGGGCGAAGGCAGAACTTTCGCTGCCGGGCAGGCCGCTGCAAAGGGTGGCACATCCGTGACCACGAACAACAATCAGCGGACCATTACCCAGACCAACAACATCAACATCACTACGCAGTCGGACAATCCGGATGGCATAGCTCAGGCAACGAGCAACGCCATCAATCCACGGACAACCGCCACAGAGTCGGACACCGGCATAGGGGTTTAGGGCATGCCTTTGTTTGCGACAAGTCTTCACGGAAACTGGTCCCTGTACAAGTCTGATGGCGCTCAGGCTGTGCCTTTCGACACGTTCTTTTCCCTGGACGTGGCTGCGGATGGCAAGGTTACGACATACCCTGTCGAGCCCAACAGCTTCTTTGCCTACAACAAGGTGCAGTCTCCCAATGTCATCAACGTGACCCTTGGCTTGTCTGGAGGAACGGCAGACCGCAAGGCTGTCATTGAGGCGCTCACAGAGCTTTCCAAAAGCACCGAGCTTTTGTCTGTTGTTACGCCCGAAAAGACCTTCACGAACTACTCCCTTGAGAGCTTTGACTACACCCGTTCTGTGGGCGATGGCGTGGACCGTCTCAAGGTCAACCTGCGGCTTGTCGAGGTCAAGCAGGTGTCTTCCGAGTATTCCAACGAGACGATCAAGTCTCCCAAGAACGCGTCGGATGGGAAAACCGTGAGTTCGGGCAAGAAGGCAACCGATGGAGCGTCCGCCAAGGCAGAGGCCACAGCCGAGAAGAAGCAGCCCCGCAAGAGCATAGCCGCAGGCTTGTTCGGGTAGGAGGAAGACAGTGGAGACGATTCCTGTCAGCGCAATTGCGAACCAGAGCTTTCAGGTTGTCCTTGGGGACCAGGACTGCTCCTTTCGGCTGTACACACGGCCAGAGCGTGCGGGTGGTCCTCTGCGTCTCTACATGGATTTGTATGTGGGCGAGACAGCCATATTTTACGGTGCCCTGTGCAAGGACGGCGTGCTGTTGCCTCTGTCCGGCTACATGGCCTTTGAAGGTGGTCTTCTCTTTGTAGACATGGAAGGCAGCGAGGACCCCGAATACACAGGACTCGGGGACAGGTGGAACCTGCTTTATCTGACTCAGACAGAGGCCGACGCCTACCGCAGCGGCGAATATGTGGGGAGGAGCTGATATGCCACAGAGCTTTTCCGTCAAGATGCTGGAGGCCAGGATTACCCTGGCTGAAGGTGGCTTCGACCCTGGCACGGGCCAGAGCGTCAACACCAAGATTTTCCGCCTTGGCATGGATGCCGAGATTTCCAAGCCCGGCGGCAAGGAAAAGAACAAGTGCACGCTGAAGATCTACAACATGCGGCTGTCCGACATGGAAACCCTGACCACGCTGGCCTTCGACCCTCTGGCTGTGAAAAAGAACCGCCTGACACTGCTGGCCGGTGACGGGACTACCATGTCACAGGTATTCCAGGGCGACATAACAAGCGCTGTTCCTTCCTTCTCCGGAGACGCAAGCTCCATCTTCGAGATACAGGCGATCACGGGTTACGTCGCTACAGTGACACCGAAGGAGACTCTGACAGGTGAAGGCAGCCAGGATGTGGCGCAGATGCTGCAACGCCTTGCCCAGCAAATGGGACTGACCTTCAAGAACCGTGGCGTGGAAGGCGTCAAGCTTCGTAATGTGGCCTTTGTTGGTGGAGCCCACGAGCAGGCCAAGGAGATTGCCGAAGCGGCGCGCATTCAGATGATTCTGGACGACGACGAGATGATCATAGGTCCTCAGGGCAAGCTGCGCTCAGACGATGCCGAAGGTTCGACACCTGTGCTGCGAGGCGAGTCGGAAGGCAAGCGTGCCACAGGCCTCATTGGCTTCCCCTCCTTTGACGCAAAGGGCATTGCCTGCCGCTGCTACTATGAACCCAGGCTGCAGATAGGCGGCCCTGTACGCATCGAAAGCATTGTTCCCAAGGCGTCCGGCCTGTGGAGAGTGACTTCGCTTTCCCACAGTCTGCAGGCCAACCACGGGCAGGCAGCCAAATGGGAGACGAGCTTCAAGGCGACATACCCCAATCAGGAAGACAAGGATGGAACCAAGGTCAAGAAGGCAAAGGAGGGATAGATGGCAGAGCAGATAGTCAAAGGGCAGCAGGATTTCAACACGGATGCCAGCCAGTACAATGCGGAGAACTTCCACATCCGCCAGGAAATAAACAAGATCAACACAGCGGAGCCTGCTACTGTCGGATCTGTTTCCGGTGGAGGTGTTGCCAAAAGTGGCACTGTGTCCGCCACACCCATTGTCAATCTTGTCACCGGCACAGGCGAGGGCATGCAGCAGTCTCCGCTGTTCACCATCCCGTACTTTCGCTACCAGGGAGGAGAGAACGCTTTCATTGTGGACCCCAAGCCCGAGGATGTTGGCCTCAACGTCTACGCCATGCGGGACACAGAGGTCATGAAGGAAGGTGACGGCTCTCCCTGCAACCCCGGTTCGGCACGGCGCTATTCCAAGGGAGACGGGTTCTTCTTTTCCGGTTTTCTCGGCAAGCAGCCCCGTCGTTATGTCATGATCGACGATGAGGGCATCACACTGGATGACGGCGCAGGTGGAAAGATTGAGCTGAAGGCCGGCAAGCTCACAATCACAGCGCCCAACGGTGTGACCATTGATACGCCTGAAACAACCCTCACAGGGCAGGTCAGGGCAGAAGGAAACATGACAGCAGGACAGATTTCCATGCAGAGCCACAGGCACACCGGTGTCGAGGCCGGACCGGATACGTCGGGAGGACCTGTGTAATGGACAGCCTGAAGTTAACTGAGGATTGGGATTTGGCGCTCACGGTTGGAGGCAGCCTTGCCATTGTGTCCGGCGCGGAACGTGTTGCCCAGGACGTGGCCTGCTACGAGCGTACCTTCTACGGTGAACCGTACTATGCGGCGGAAGACGGCGTGCCATATCTCGACAATGAGCTGGCAGCGCTGCCACCGGAAGAGCTGGTAACAACACGAGCCAATGAGAGGGCGTTGCAGGTGCCCGGTGTGACAGACGCGAGCACAACGCTGACCGAGTTTGCCAGACGTGTGCTGCATGGAGATATTGCGGTCACAACCGACGACGGGGGAGTGGTCAATGTGTCCTTCTAGTATCGAGTTTACGCCACAGGGGCCTGTCGCACCTGACAGCCAGACAGTCCTTGAGGCGCAGCAGGAGATATGGCAGGCGGCCTTCAACAATCGCCTGAACCTGGATCCGGCTACGCCACAGGGGCAGCTTATGGCGTCCCTTGCCGCAATCGTGCAGGACAAGAATGCACAGCTTCTTTACCTGGCAAACATGTTCAACCCTGCCACGGCGGAAGGTGTTTTCCAGGACGCCCTCGCTGCCATCTACTTCCTTGACCGGCAGGCGGCCATGCCAACGGTGGTGCAGGTCACATGCACAGGTCTCGCAGGCGTGATCATCGCGGGTGCGGATACGAGCGACGAGCCCGCGCGCGTGCGCACGGAAAGCAGCATCGAGCTCTACTGCCAGACTACCGGCACCATCCCGGCGAGCGGCTCCATCGTACTGCCCTTTGCCTGTGTAGAGACAGGTCCCATCGAGGTGGAAGCCAACTCCGTCACCACCATCGTGCAGGCGCAACCCGGCTGGGACACAGTATCCAATGAGACGGCCGGCGTGCTCGGTCGCGACGTGGAAAGCCAGCGGGAGTTTGAGGAACGAAGGTTTCAGTCCGTGGCGCTCAACAGCAGATCCATGCTGGCAAGCGTGTACGCAAGGGTGGGCAACATTGACGGAGTGATCGACCTGTTGGCCCGACAGAACAGGACCAGCGAGCCGATTACGGACAACGGCGTGACACTCAAGCCGCATTCTGTGTATGTGGCTGTACTTGGCGGGAAGGATGCAGAAATTGCCGAAGCCCTGTACAACTCTGTTTCTGGAGGCTGTGACTACAACGGCAACACGGAACACGAGTATGCGGACCCAGTGACAGGCGCCCAGGAGACCATTCTTTTTGAGCGTCCTGTCGAGGTTGCCTTCGAAATACATGTCTACGTACGCAGGACACCCAGCACGAGCACGACTGTCCTGGACACCGCCGCGGCCAACGTCTACGCAGACTTCTATGGGGAAGCGTACGAGAACACGAATTCGCTTCAGCACACCCAGGAGAGTGAACGCGTCCACATCGGAGAAACCGTCTACGCCAGTCGCTTCTACTGCCCTGTCCTGTCTGCCGGCGTGCAGCAGATTGTGGGCATCACTATCGGGCGCAAGGGCGAGGAGATGGGTAATGTGGTGGAGCTGACCAACGACGAGTATCCCTCGCTCGCCACCGACGACATCTACATCACAGTGGAGGATCGATAATGGCAACCTACGAGTATCAACCCCGCACGGGCGAGCTTTCAGGCGACGAGTTCGAAGCACAGACAGAGGCCTTTCTCAACGATCTCGACCAGCGCATCACGGCCTTCCTCGGCCAGTACGCGAGCGCCATCGCCGAAGTGAACCTGCGACTGGGCAATCTTGAAGGGCAGATGCAGGGGGCGCTCACGACGCTTGGTTCCCTGGGTGTGCGCATGGATGACGCCGAAGCTGCTATCCAGAAACTGCAGACAAGGGCAAACGGGCACGACCAATCTATCAGCGCCATCAATTCGGACATCAATGGCATTAACCAGGACATTACGGCCATTGAGAACAGCATTGACACGATAGAGGACAGCATCTCGAACATCCAGGACACGCTGGACGTTGTGAATGCAAATCTGCCTCCCAACGGTCTCATCTCGCTTGTGAACACGACTGGCAATCTGCCTACTGGCTGGGTGGCGTGTGACGGCACAGACGGCACGCCTGACTTGTCTGCCTATGCGACAACACCTTTGCGCTACGTGCGCAAGGCCGTGGCAGGAGCGTAGCCATGCCCGTCGAAGGCGACCTCATTCTCTGGACGCCCTCCACATGGAAGGGGCTGAGCTTCCGCAAGAGTCGGAACATCAGGGCAGTCCGCAATATCCGCCGAGGCGTCAGCTTTCCTCTGACAGTCATCAGCCAGTACGAGCATTCCCGCTCTCTGAGGATGCTCCTCCAGGGCGAGGAGTTCGCCATCAATCCTGTGTGGAGCATGGCCGATTTCTGGGCAAAGGTCTTCCACCCCCGAACGGCCATAGGCTGGGGCCTCGACTGCTGGGCTCGTATCGTGGGCATATCACGGACGCTTCAGCTCAAGGGACTTGACGACTGGTTCGGTTTCTTCGGCGGCGGCTATCAGCCATTCGGGCAAGCTCCTTTCTACGACCCTGAAGGTACATCGTCCTATACCATGGATGACCTGAACCTTCGCAAAGCTGTCTTTTTCAAGGCGGCCATCAACATCACCAACGGCACGCTTGCCAGTCTCAACCGCATCATGAGCGAGTTCTACAGAGACAGGGGCGAGGTCATGGTCATCCATGTGAGCACCATGAGGATTCGTTTCCTGTTCACCTTCGAACTTACCGACGAGGAGCGCGCCATGATCCTGCGGGAGGATATTCCTCCTGTACCTGCAGGCGTCGGATACGAAGTAATGACACTGAACCCGGAAGGCGTATTTGGATTCGCCGGCTCCGGACTGCAACCTTTCAATCACGGGACCTTCGTCCCTGCCAATGGAGTACCAACAAATGCCTATTCCGTCTCAACCCCCAAGGCTTGAAAATGTCATCGGCAATCAGGCTGATGTCTTCACGATTCCAGAGAAAACCCCGGAAGGCACCTCCGCTCTCTCCTACCAGTCCGGCTGGCCCGCAAGGTCTGCCACGGCATTGAGCGCCGGCGGTGTTCCTCCGCAGAGGGAATATTTCAATGCCGTCAACAAGCTGCTTTCTCAGCATGTATTCTTCCAGCAGTCCGGTTCCCTGTACCAATGGAACAACCAGAACAACTACCTGCAGGGCGCCCATATCCTTGGCGCCAATGGCAAAGAGTATGTGGCCGTGCAGGCGAGTGGCCCGGACTCAGGCGGAGCGCAGGACCCCACTCAGGACACAGAAGGCACCTATTGGACTTCTGCCGGCTCTTCTGTTGCCGCCGCTGGCGGCGGTCTTGAAATCGGGGAAGATGGCAAGCTGTACGTCGCCAAGCTGAAGACGCCCCGTGCCATTGACGGCGTGAACTTTGACGGCAGTGAACCCATAACCCGCTTTGCACAATGTTCTACTGCAGCCGGAACCGCAGCCAAGACAGTCACCGTGAACAATTTCACTCTGGTCGAAGGCGCGACAATCATGGTCCTGTTCAACAACACGAACACGGCCAGCTCTCCCACTCTGAACGTATCCGGTACAGGCGCAAAGCCCATTCAGTGGCGCAAGGAGGGCGTTTCTCCAGAGTGGCTTGCAGCCAACAGGTTGTACGCCCTCACGTACACCGGTACTGCCTGGCAGATCCAGGGCGACATTACCGAGGCCTGCATCCAAGACGGCGGCGGCCTGTCCGTTGACGAGGACGGCAAGCTGTTTGTGGACTTTGACAGCATGCCCACCGACAAGTTTGAGGCGATGCTCAAATCTATCCGTGTTCCCATATGGTTGGCGGCCAATAAGGCGTTTTACGTAAACCAGGCGAC